GCACGAGGGGCTTGTGTAGGGTGTAATCAAAGTGTAATCACCTGTAATCACCTTGAGGGATTTTGAGCCTGAGAATGGAGGTGGTGTAATCACTACTACTAGAAGTGTAATCACCCTGTTGACTGTATCGGTCTCCCTATTGACAAAGTGAGGGGTGTGGGGGCGGCAGGATGCCCCCACAAACAAGGATAGCTCACTCTACTTAAAGGATGAGCTACCACTCAGGTTCTCGCTCGGCTGCGGTTTGCGAACTGTTCTCCTAGTCTATCAGTGTTACCACATTATCCAGCATAACGCTACGGAGTCTTGGCCCCCCCGATCTCTTCTTGGCTTTCCGGGTAGCCCTACCCGGCTTCCTGCTGATAGTCCTCTTTACCTTGCTCTTCCGGTTGGCTTTTGCTCTCTCAGACTTTGCCATCTTACCCTCCTGTTGGTCGCTACTGGCTCCCGGTCATGGTCTCGGGTACGGTGACGCAGTGGGGATATTGTTTATTAGCACACCTACGCCGCCTCTCTGCTCCTCCCGCCGGTTGCGCAGGTGTGGCTTAGCTCTGGTGTTCTTCTTGCCTCGTTTGCTTGTGTATCCCTTTACGCTTGGCATTTTATTGTCTCCTCCTGTTCCTTAATCTCTGGGGTTAGTATAGCCTCGTTACGGTTACCCCCCAGATGCGCCCGTACCGCTTTTGCGTTATGCTCTTTGCTTCGTCCTTGCTTGTTGCCGCTACTCTCTGGCTTGTTGATGATATGATATGGCCACCCTTCTTGTAGTGGAGGAACCATACCAGGTAGGTGTGCGTCTTCTTCTTTCTGACTGCCGTCGCCATTATCTCTTACCTCCTAGTCCTCGTGCCCTAAACAACAAAGACAGTATAGTGACCGCCGCTCTTTACGATGGCCCGGTGCCCAGGCTTAATGTACCGGACAGCCAACCCCCGTGCCTCCTTCTCTGACCTAGCAGATGCGACCTTTACCCCGCCGAACGGTGGGCTACTTCGGATTACCAGTTTTGCCATTATCTTTTACCCCCTCCAACTACAGATTCTTGGGGACGTTCCTTATAGGTGTCCCGATGTAGGACTCGTACTTGCGATGTACCTTCAGTATTGCTGGCTTGGTTTTCCTCATAGCAAGGGTAGTCACGTACGAGTTTTTACCCGAGCCTACTTCGCCAAACACATAGTATATCCCTTGCGGGTTGCGCATCCAAGATACCTTATTCAGTTGCCTCCGGTCTGTCTTCATTATCCCCTCCGTTTCTTCGCTACTCTTTTGAGTGTATAATCTAAGTACCTAGAACCTTTACCCGCCGCCTCGCGTGTCCTTATCTCGCTGACCCACACGGTGATTGGTCCTCTTAGTAAGGTTTGCACTACCGCGACGTGGAATGACCCTAGCTGTTGCTTGGCGTGGTTTCTGGCTCGTGATACCGAGCCGTAGCCGAATACACCCGATACCGACCAGCCGTACCCGATTCTCGGCAGGTACGATGGTGGAGATTGCCGATGTAATCTCTCTCTGGTGACGCGGTTCATGGTTTTGTCCTCCGTCTTCTCTGCATCCCGACCGGGAGTATCGTTACGGTATCACACTTCTTACAGCGATACCTCTGCTTCCCGTGTACAAAGCCATCCTTGAACAGCTGTGTGGATTTGCACTTGGGGCAACGGTATCCTGCGGTGTTTCTCCAGGCGTCTGTGTATCTTCCTGTGCGTGTCATTTTTTCACCCTCTACAAGTGCTTCAGCACCTTTTTTGCTATTTCCCGCATAGTGGTTACTCCGTACTTTCTTACGAAGAAGCGGAGAGTTGTCTCTGGGCGGGTTGCCCACTCTCCTTGCACTCTCTGTTTCGGTGTTCTCACAGTCATCTTCTTATCTACCTCCTGCTGGTTCTGTCTAGGGTTTATCCTTTCCTCTCCCCCGCTGCCCATCGCCCATCGGGTAGCTGTTTTACCGTTGTCAGATACGAGCGGTGAAGCATGCCATACCTCTTGCTTCTTTTTGTTTGTGCTTCTCTTTCCGACTCAGCTACTGCGAAGATAGTATATCTGTGTCCTCGGTAATTGAATGTCTTAGGTTTGAACATGTAGTTGTACCTCCTATTTCGCTTTATAAGGTTTCCCTATCGGACCTCGTCCTTTACCTCTGGCGAGACCTCTACCCTTGCCCTTACTCCTGATTTTCATTCCCGGTGTTTTACACGCCATTGTGTTCTCCTATCTGTTGTTACCAACTACCATACCATACATTCCCACTTTTGTCAATACCCAAACCACACATTATCGCCGGGGGTATTGACAGGGGCAACCTGATATGATATGATACGAATATGGCAAAGTTGAAAAGGCAGACTGGAATGCGGTGTCCTGAGTGCGGCGCACCTGTGGTTAAGGCGGGCTGGCAGAAGACCAACCGCAAGGGGGATAGGAAGCAGATGTATGTCTGTACTCAGTGCGGGAGACGAACAGTGAATCCGAGGGAGGATAAGTGATGGAGGAGATAAGTAGATGAGACCATTCTTCTATTATGGCCGGACCCAGCTATCCCGTGTCTGCATTGGCATTGAGTTTATTGGAGGGAACGGCAAGTACGGTTTAATGCTATCTTTTCTGTGGTGGTTCATACTGCCCGGAATGGAGGCGACAAGTGTCGTTTAGACGGACATCCAAGACCCTACGGGCTCGTCGCTACTGGGACTTGCGCGGTAAACATTTTACTCCAGTTGAGAGCCGGGAGTTCTCCAAGCTGACTCGCAAGTACCCGGCGCTACAACGCCTTATTGCGTCCCGTACAGCACTGTGGGCTGGGTTCGTCCAAGAGTGCCAGCGCAAGGGGTGGGAGACCGAGCATAGACGATTCACTGAGTGGCGGACGAAAGTAGTCGGCTTTTACGGGAGGCAACGAGCCAAGCGGAAGAGGGATAAAGACACAGGGTTGACGGTAGAGACGCTGGCTAACTGGATAGTGAAGAAGGACGTTCATGGCAGGGAGTATAGAGTCCCCAAGATAAGTCCGTGGGAGTGGTATGATTGGGTATTCCAGCGGCTGCCGGAGGAACTGAAATGGGATACGCCCAGAGGACATAGAACGAAACAACCTGACGTGGAAGTGGACAAGATACAGACGAGGCGTTGGGTGGAGGACTTGAAGAAGTCTATAGAGCGAACCACCGATGAGCGGGAACAGGCGAGGTTCCGGCAACAGATAAAGAACTTGGAAGGTAGTTTGAGAAAGAGATGAGTGTGTCATTTAGTCGCGTCTGGGCTATGCCCAATCGCTGGACGTTCCGTATCAAGCCTATTGCCGAGCTCCTGTCTAGATACGTTGGTAATGGTAAGGGCTGGGTAGACCCGTTTGCTGGAATGAGTAGTCCTGCTGAGACCACTAACGACCTTAACCCGAAGGTGAACGCGCAGTGGCATCTGGATGCCTTGGACTTCCTGCGGATACTTCCTGTAGATTCCTATAAAGGCTTGTTGTTCGACCCACCCTATAGCCCCCGCCAAGTTAAGGAGTGTTACGACTCTGTGGGGAGGCACATGGAGCAAGATGATGCCCTTCTTGGTTACAAGAGAGGTCTCTACAAAGAGCAAATCAATCGCATTCTACCCCTCGGCGCCATCGTTATCTCTTGCGGGTGGAACTCGGTCGGTATGGGCAAGAAGATGGGGTTCGAGGTTGTTGAGGGCTTGTTAGTCTGTCACGGGTCTGATCACAACGATACTATCGTTACCGTCGAGGTCAGAGTGCGATGACCTCCATCACCGCCTACGAGATATGGACGGACGACTCTGGTGTCGTCGGTATCCGTAATACCCAAGGCAAACTCTGCATATCCTTCGACCCCGCCGACCTGCTAGAATTTCTCCGTTACTCTTCCAAGAAAACAGTGCGGGTTTTCTGGGATCTTGATGCATCTATCGCGTCAGTCCTTAAAACCCTCTCAAAATCGGTTCTGGTGCGTCTGGTGGCGTTTGACGACGACCTTTCGGTGTCGGGGCACCAGCTCTACTACCTGCCCGACCGGATGTTCCGTGTTGGCCGTTCTCGTTACTACTCTATTAGACAATTCTGGCCAACCTCTGAGCCGACTCCTGGAACCCTTGAAGAAGTCCAAGCTAAGGCAGACGAACTAGCCGAGACTCTCACCGATTGCGGCATGGGCGACTTCACCCGCTTGGTATCCCCCATATCCGTGTTCGAGGAGACCGAGCTGGGGCAACAGACCTATAACTCTATTCCTAAGGGCTACGAGATACCGCCGTCCTGCTTCGAGTGCTTGGAATATGCGTCCAAGTGTGATAAACGAGAGTGGGTATCAGCATACCAGCTCGGTCATTGGGTAGGGGGCGAGATCTGGGACTACGACGTGAACTCGATGTACCCTTCCGTAGCATCCAACTTGTTCAATTTACACGAGATGGAGATGTGGAAGTCGGACAAGTTCGGGTCCCGAGAGCAGGGTGCTTACTACGGTTTCCTGCGAGGACGCCTCTACCTTGACCCGTCCTCACCGACTATTCACTGCTCCCCTATTATTGCTGATCTTGAGCGGCTCCCCGGCAACCCCGCCGGAGACTTCGGGGACGACTACCCTCTCACTCTGGACGAACTTCGCCTTATCCAGCGCAACGGCTGGGGGGAGTTCCGTATGAAAGACGGCTGGTTCTTGAAACCTTACGCTGGTGTCCGCCCTACCAGACCCTTCAAGGAGATTATGGATCATCTCTACCAACAACGCTATAAGTCCGAGCTGGTTAGTTCTATTATAAAGGGTGTCGCTAATCAGCTAATCGGGAAACTCATTGAGACCCGCGTAGATGGTGATTATGGTAAGTTGAGAAACGATATTTACCACGCTTTAATATTGTCCCAGGCGAGAGTAAAAGTAGCCGAGTTCCTACTCAATAACGATGTCCAGAAGGACGAGCTGGTAGCCGTGCAGACTGATGGTGTCCGTATGACCAAGTTCGTTCCGGTGAAGGGCAACGGTATGGGGAGTTGGCGGTGTAATGGAAGCCAAAGCACAATTGTCGCTTCGCCTTACCGAGTTTTCTGTGGTGACAAGAAGCCTGGTCATTTGACTCATGATATGCTTGTGTCGATGATACAGGAACATCCTCTCTCAAAATACTATGGAACAAACGTCAAGCATCGTTTAACTTTGCGCCAAGCACTTCAGATAGGAGATATAGCGTTAGTTGGTACAATTGATAACTTACCTGCACATATTGATTTACTGGCGCTCACTCGCGAGCAAAACAGGAACTTTTCTCGTTTCCCCCAAACTGGCTCAAGTCTACTTAGCAACCAGTACCAATCCACCCCAATAATTCTTTAGAAAAATCTTTGGTTACCCCTTGACAAATGTTCAGTAGTATGCTATGCTATTTGTATGGACATTAAAGAGGTTCGCAAGCAGTTGGGAATGACTTCTCAGGACTTGGCTGTAGTTCTCGGTGTATCTGTTGCTACTGTGAGTCGCTGGGAGACCGGGAAGCACAAGCCTTCCAAGTTGGCTCTGTTGCGTCTGAAGGAGTTGATCGACAAAATGAAAACTTGATGGTTGCCGTGACTTGATTTCGTGTGGCTTGAGGTTCCTTGTATTCAATCGGTTTTTATTAAGCTAAATTAAGCAAAAAGTAGAAGGAGGCATTTTATGCCAACAGCAATACCAGTATATTTTTGGGAAGCCGAAGTCGAGGTTGAAACAAATGACTTAGCCTTTTCTCCACAGACTAATACCGAAGGTCGAGGGGCATTGGCGAAGCGGATATTCACAGCAGACTGGCTCCACGATGGTCAGGTCTGGTTCAGTCCGTCCAAGAGGCTAGGAGGGTGGCTGAAGTCGCAGTTGCCACTGGCTAGGTCAACCTATGCTAACCAGATGGCTGCGGTCAAGGTCTTCCCCGCAGATGGTGATGGGGAGTATGTCCTTATTGCCGAAGTGAGCGAGTTGGTTGGAGGCAATAATCCTCTACCTATGGCTCATGTGCTACCGAAGGGGTTGTCGTGTCCTTACTGGACATATATTAACGTCCCACAGGAGCGTGGGACTGGGACGAGGGTTGCCCCAACTTATTGGTATGAGTTGCATAAACCCGTTGTCCACCGAGTCCGCATCCTGAGCTTTGCTAGGGGCATTAGCCCTGAGATTGTGAAAGAGGCCCTGAGCAAGCTGGGCAGAGCTACCGGGATTGGCGATAAACATAGTGTTGGGAAGGGCAGATTCAAGTTGGTGAAGTTTGAATATAAGCAAGAGAAATTGGCACTTTAGGATACTTGAGACTTGATGGTTGAGTGTGGTACGCAGTTCAGTGTCGCGTGTCTCCTTGGATTGTACTGGGTTGTGTTAAGCTAAGCAAAATATTACCGAGGTTGGAAATGACGGAAAACGAGATAAACGAGAAGGTCAAAGAGTGGTTGACTAGCCAAGGGTACGTCTATAAGGGTGTCCTAAATGCCAAGCCTAAAGAGGGTGCTAATCCGAATGGCTATGGTCAAGTAGCAGTCCCCGACGGAACTAGGGATGTTCTTATTGACCATACCGGACACAAAGATAGACCTGTTGACCTTATTTGGATAGAAGCTAAAGGTTCAGGCATCGGATTGTCTATGCTCCTTCAGGGGTTCGCCAGAGTTGGCTACGCCGTTTATCATGGGGGCGGGCGAGGGTTACTTGCCTGTCCTGCTACCGAGTTTGATACGATGTTCGCCCAAAGGGATTTTCTGAAGGCTATCGGAGTCGCCAGTGAGAGGTCTTTGGGACTGCTGGATGGAGAGTCCGGGAGAGTTGAGTGGCTGACCTAAGCAACTTATGGGAGTTACACTGAGACAGGCGATCCAGCAGGGGGACGTCAGCAAAGTGGGGGAGCTGGACGATCTACCTGCTCACTTGGATCTGATAGGGATTACTAGGGAGCAGAACAGGTACTTCCCGAAGCTCCCTAAGACAGGTAGGGCGTTGCTGAACGGGAGGTACCAGTCGAAGGCAGTAGTCCTCTAGGGGTATTGACAAACACTAAAGCCTGTGATAAGGTGGTAGGTAGCATGAGAGCAGACGATATCCGAAGAATAAGGCTCAGTTTGAGTATGTCCCAGCAGCGATTCGCCGAGAGGCTGGGGGTCAGCATTACCACCGTGAACAGATGGGAGCGTGGTCGCTCTAACCCCTCTCCTCTTGCTCTGACACGGTTGCGAAGGATGCAGCGGAAGGTGGTGGTGGAATGACCAATCCTGTATCAATCAGCCCCAGTTCGTTCTCGGATTCCTTTCTGCTAAAGCGGTCTATGGAGTACGAGATCCCCGCGGACACCGAGAGGCGTTCCAAGTTCTCGGTATCCGGTTTCCCCACAAAGTTACTTAACGCTGTCAACTATACTATTCCCAAGAGATTGGATGGCAAGTGGCGGAAGAGCATCGCCAACACGGAGCGGTTCCTGTTGAGCATCGGCATTCCTTTGCTGGACAAGGCGACCGAGAAGTGTTCTATCTTTAGAGAACTGATGGCAGAGGCTGTTGACACGGATGATGACGTCAAGCAAAACTACCTCCGCTCAATGCGCTTCCTCTATTCGGTTGATGACATGCGGATTACCGGTGGGAGAGAGATAAACCAAGGGGGTACGCAAGTGCAGTGCCTTGAGAGGGATGTTCAAGCTGTGAAGGAAGTACAGGTGCGGTTGGGGATGACGGGAGTAACGCAATCGGCACTGGTTGTCCTTTCTCTGGTATGGACACTGTCCACTGACAACGATAACCAGGTAGTGTCTATACCGATACAGAAGATATGCCATCGGGTGGTGACACAGTTCCGTGAGAAGGTAACCCTTTGGGAAGCGGAGTTGCGTCGCGGGTAGCAACAATGCTCTACTGCGCTAGTGCACTAATACACTATTACACTAACACACTATTACACTACTATACTATTGCACTACTATACTATTGCACTATTAAATAGTCTCGCGTGCGCGCGCGTACGCGCGTGGGGGTCCCGGGGAGGGGGTAAGGGGGTGTGGGGGGAAGGGGGGGTTTTGTAGACTATTGGGAACACCGACCGATTATTTACCAACAACTCGAAAAATAATCCCTTTGCCCTATTGACAAACATAGAAATCTGTGGTAATATTATAGCGTTCATAGTTTGTGCGAAACTTTAATAGCGGAGGTCATAGTTTAGGTGGAATTGAATATCAGTCAAAGGCAAATGGCTTGGAATGCGATAAACCTAGCGAAGAGGGAGTTAGCCAAGGGGGACTACGATTCGGTCCGCTCCGCGAACTATATGCTCCGTGATCTGGATGCCACGAGAGAAGCGGGCTTATCGGGTTTGGCTTGGGCGATACATAAAGGCACCGCCCATAAAAACGATGTTCTAGGACTGATAGAGTACCTTGAAGATTATTTGCTGCTTTTGACTGATACCGAGAGAGAAACTGTAGGATATGCTTTTATCACGGAGTACAAAGAGGAGCTGAATGCCTTTCTGTTACGGCAGGTACGCAAGGTTAGGGAGCATTTTGGTGGGTAAAGTGACTGTTCTAGGAGGTTAAAAATGCTGATAGATAAAGTAAAGGAGATACTGGGCGATCTGGAGTACACTGAGTACAATGAGTCAGGGAATAAGTTTATTGATGCTGCCCTTGATATAAAGCAAGTCAATGAAACTGCCAAACAAATCTGCCAGCTCTCTCCCAAATCCCCTGATAATCCAGAGGGGTACGAGGGTAGGTTGCTGACGGATGATGGGGAATTGAGGAGAAGGATTAGTAGGGTGCTACACAAGGCTATCAGGCAATTTGAAATTGAAGAATACCCCGAAGCATTCGACTTAAGTGTGCATATTGACCAAATCATAGCCAATACCCAAGCAAACTACAGGGAAAGGATAGAGGGGATACTGCAGATTTTCACAGATTGGGACAAATGGTCAGTTGAAGAAGGCGGTGAGAAGAAGTTCCAAAAGAAGTATGGCAGGGATACAGCCAGCATTTTAGACGTGGTAGAGCAAGCTCTCAAGGAGGAATTAAATGGATAAAGAAGCAGTAGAGAAGATAGCAAAGAGTATGTTTCAGTTGGTATTTTTGGTAGATGACAAAGAGATTGAGCAGCGCTGGGAGCATCTCCAGTTAAGTGTTAAGAGGCAGTGGAGCGATAAAGCAGAGAACCTAATTGAAGTTTTTGAGGAATTCGGCTACCGCAAACCAACTGAACCACCATTATTGAGTGATGAGGAGATAGATGAAGTTGCACGGGCAGAGAGTCGTCTTACTTGGCTACAATATGGGCGTGATATAGCCCAAGCCCAGTTCCAACTCTGTAAAAAGCACTATGAAGGATAAGGAGGAAGATATGTTTAAGGAATTCAGTAAGAGAGTAAAGAAGGCTTTCTATCCCAAGAAACCCCCGACAAACTGGATGGCTTATAGCCGGGTAGCTTTTACGTGGTTGGTAGTAGGGTTCTGTAGTGGGTTACTGCTGATAGTTATAGGGATAGTTCTTGTCGCAGAGGGTGGTGTTAAGCCAGTGGTCTGGTTCGTTGTTGGAGTTCTAGGTTTCATAACCCTCTACTGGGCTTGGATAGCTCTCGATGATGCAAAGAAGGACGGACTGTTTGCGTTGTTAGGTGGCAGAGCCCGGGAATTGTGGTTGAGGAGAAGTGAGAAGCTAGGCATAAAAGGATTACAAGAGGCTTTAGATAATTTTAACAAGAAAGGAGATGGCAAAGGAGGTGATAGGTTGAAATAGTCTATTGGTATTTTAGGCAGACTTTAATAAACGAAAGGAGAAGAAAATGAAAAGGAAACTGGCAATCGCTTTAATGTTGGCTCTAGCGGTATCACTCGTGTTTGGTTCTACTGTACTAGCATGGGACTACGAAGACCCACAAATCAACAAGAATGCCCAGATGGACAATGGCAAGACAAGAGGCTACTCTCTGGATGATATGAATGACAACGGGCAAGGAAATAGTCCTATATATCCCGATGAGGGCGATAATATCTATGTTGATACCTATAGCCATAACGGAGACCTTGTGCACATATCCTTACTAACCAAAAATGGCAAGCGAGTAAGAAAGTATTCAACAGAAGAGATGGCTCTCGCTGACCCTGGGAATACAGGTGCTTGGAAAGCCTACGATGGCTGTATGTTCTACTTTGCCCTAGAGCCTATGGGTTGGAATACTCCGGATGAGAAAACACTCTACTTTACAGTTGTCCTACCCGATGGTAAGCTAAAGGTAAAGCGTAAGGGCACAGTCCGGTACCAGGACATTGACTTCTCAGACGATAACTGGCGAGTGCAGATACCTGCTAGAGTCCAATTATGGGTTGGCGGAGTTGGCAACGGCGCTGCCGATAAACTTATCCTGAGTGAAGACGGGTCTATCTGGAACAGCCTAAAGGTTATTGGCGGTGAGATTACCATCACTAAAGTTTAACCTCTTGACTCAGCCCATCAGCTTAGGTTGGTGGACTGGGATGAGGAGATTAAAATGATGGACATACTGACACCTATTGAGATGTTCCTAAGTGGCGTAGCTTGCGGGCTAATACTGGGAGTAATTGCCCGGTGGATAGGTAGCAAGGTGTTTAAGGATAAAGAGGTCAAATGAGCGTGAAGGGTTATTTGGTGATAGAGCCTAGATACCGGTTCATTATTACCTTCTTCCATTACGTAAGTAGGAAGTATCTCGGGGGTTTGCCAGCGAAGCCCTACATATTCGTAGAGGTAGAAGGGGAGACAGAAGGAGAATTAGAGGCTTGTTATCCTCAATCCCCAACGAGTAGGTCATACTGGTTAGGGGAAGGAAGAAAAGTTTGCTTGGAGGAGATACTGAGATGAGAAGACTTGTAATGTTTTACTCCGCTCTGCTCTTGATAGTGGCAGGTGTGATGTGTGCTTGCTGGGATAGTGTAGTGAATTATAACTTTAGGGCATGGTGAATGAAGAAGGATAGTATCGTAATGTTAGCTCTAGCTTGTTTAACAGTTGGTGTTGTATCAGGGCATTACTTAACACTAGCAGAGCCAGTAGAAATAGAGACACAGGTTCTAACCATTGCCCAAGTTGAGCGAGCGCCGGAGTATATTACTAAGGTTGAGTATGTACCCCAACCCTATGAAGTGATTAGAGAAGTTGAGGTAATAAAGGAAGTACCGGTAACACTGCGCAAGTTCGAGAATACAGAAGAGCTATTGAGGTTTGTTAAGTGGCTCAAACTGAATGTTCCGTTCCAACCGTTCGGTGACCACCGATGTGGTCTGGATGCTGATTTAGTCCAACAACTAGCTTGGGCGCAGGGGTATAATGTTAATGTGGATATTACGGAGAATGGTAAACATCTAATCCTTAATGCTGTGATGGCGGACGGCGATGTTTACACCATGTACCCGCCGTACTACGGGATACACAAGGCGGGTTACATTAAGGGTTGGCACGAGTATAACGAGAACCTATGGCGGGAGATAGTAGGGTGAGCGGAATAACGAATAAGCTTGACCACCCCTGCCGTGTTTGTGGTAGTAATTGTTGGTGGTTGCGGGATAATCGATGGGGTAGACCGGAGTGGCTTTGTTGTCGGTGCCCCCCTAAACCGCCTATGTAAACGGTTCTCAATCAGTAATGGAGCTTATATGAACACGCAAAAGAAGGAAGATATGAATAAATGGTACCCAGAGATAACTAAGGAGATTGGGTAAATGCCGTTAGATTTTAAGCCGACCAAAGCATGGATTAGGGAACACAAAGTTAGACCCAAGGAGTGTATCCACCCTGACACTCCTTGCTACTGTGTGCTTGATCACTTTGACCATCGTGGTTGTGGGTTCTGTGTCGGTATAGCTCTCGCCCCAGAAGACGACTTGGACATGATTAGATTCTGTGATATAACTTATGATACCGAGTCAGGAGAGACAGTCAGTACTAGTAGACAGTGGCATCCGAACGAAGCCCAACTGGTCAGCACCTACCTTTCAGTGGCCGTAATAAATGCTTGGGGTCTCTTGTCCGAATACAGGAAACAACTAGGAAAAATGGGCAGGCAGAGAACAAGAAAGATGCACAAAGGAAATAACGCAAAGGGAGACTAGAGGAGTGAATTCCAATAAATGTCAAGCAGAGTATTCAGAGACAGGAAGGAGAACAGATAATGAGCGAGGAACTGAGAAGGAAACTGGAACTGAGAAGGAAACTGGAACTGAGAAGGAAACTGGAGACACTGTCCACCCAAGCCCTCTATAAGCGCAGGGCGTTGGAGTACCTGCTGTTGGTCGAGTATAGGACACGCGTCCTGCTGGGACACGCAAGCACACGGACCGGGTCTCGCTGATGGCGACCGACTCGCACAGACGATCACTGGCGAAGGCACTGGTCTACAAATTGGTGAGCATCGCCCTGCTGGCTGGCCTGTCGTGGCTCTTCACCCGTGGCCTCGTGCAGATGTCACTGATAACTGTTACTTATGAGGTTATTGCGGTAATAGGTTACTATATCCACGAAAGGCTATGGGAGCGGATACGCTGGGGGAAGAAGTACCGACATTCGCCCTGATATGCGATGGGAATGCATTCAAGTTGTAGGTCATATAGCGAGAAGTACTAACGGAGCGGTCTAACCCCCCGCTCTTTTTTTTTTTGCCAACTTTCCGCAGGGGTACTTGACAAACCCACTATCCGTATGCTATGCTTATTCTAATTAGATTTACTGGAGGTGTTCAGAGATGGCAAGTTTCAGCCCGACCCGAATAAAAGTTGGTGATATAGTCAGTCTGGAAGAGAACAAGTTTGACCGACCGAGACGTAAGGTCGGTTTTCGTGTTATTGAGAGGAAACCGAGAATGTACCGCCTCGCCAAGATGCCGGGTGTGAAGTATCGCTACTCTTGGGATTACAAGAATGGTTGGTGGACGGCGAAGGAGTTGTCCTCCCACTACGCTAGCATCTACCGGGGTGGGAAGAAACTCGGAGACATCGTGACGAAGTACTGGTAGGGAGGAAGTAACAATGGCTAAGACCAAGAAGAAGTTACAGAGATTTCCGCTCCACGAGCGTAGACCATCTTGGGATCCCCGTAGCTACGAGTTCTTTACCACCGACGACTACTGGAAGGCACAGCGTGGGGCTAATCTCAGGGTAGAGCAGGGAGCGAAACACATCTGGATTTACAAACGACCCGCTATATTTCATAGGGGGTCATCCTATCAAGTGTTTTATATGTGGAGGTAAATAATGGCAAGAAACTGGAGGAAAGACGGCATCCGTGGCTTTGATAAGATTATTCGTGAGAATGGTCGTATCTACAAGCTGTGGACGACTAAAGACTCACGGAGCAAGGCTCTGAAAAGGGCAGACAAGGGCGACAAGGTGTATAAGGTGCAGAATACTCCGTACTACGCAATATACTCACCTTATTCGGGTGCTGAAAGACCTATTCAGAGGTAGATGGAGGTAAATAACGATGGCAAAGAATATACCGTGGAAGGTTATGGGGAGCGAGACAGGGCGGAAAGACTGGCTAAGTGCTTATATCAAAGACCAAGAGCGGGTAGCCCGGTGGTTTATGGGGCAACTGGTAAAAGCTGGTGTGCCACGTTCGGCACTCGGAACTACCGATTTCCATAGTTCTACTCCTCGTGTGTATATCACAATTCCTTACGGAAGACCGGGAGGTGGCAAGAGCAAAGGCTACCAGCGGTGGAATCCGACAACGGTCAAGCAGGCTGTGAAGTTCTACAGGTCGGGAGGTAAATAATGGCTAAAAGCGTTAAATGTATACGATGTGGCAACGAGTGGACTCCGCTGGTCCGTCGAGGTAGACCCAAGCAGTGTCCGAGATGCCGGAACCGGAACTGGTGGAAGCCTTACGAGAGACCACCGAGGAAGAACTGGAACAGGGAGGGCAAGTAGGAGATGAGAACTTTAGCTAGTTTGAAACGGAAGCGGAAGTTTGACGGTAGGTGGTATGAACTTGACTATACCGCCGAGCGAGGACACTGGGATGACTTCAACAAGCGGTTAGCACAAGTCAAGAAGCACGGGTGGAATTATCGAGTGGTCGTCAAGACTTATCCCCAGTTCGGCACTTACAAGGCACTCTATGTGAGGGGGATATAGTCATGGCAAAACGGAATGTGTTAACCAAAACCGAGGCAGTAGCTGCGCTCCGAAAAGGTAGGCTTAACTTGAGCCACGACTATCACCAGTTATCGTCGTCCGATGTGGATAAGGTGTTGTTCGTAGCCAGTCTCTATGGCTACAGGAAACCGAAGAACGCATCCGGTTCTAAAGGTCGGATGTTCTGGCAGTTCATGCAGAGAGTGGCGAGGAGGAAATAGACAATGGCTTTACTTTCCAACCGAAAGCACATCGTATACAACAAGCGGATAAACGGCAGGAGCTATTCCCTCTGGGCAACCACAGACCACAAGAAGGAAGCCGAGTCTATTGCCGAAGATGAACGCAAGAAGGGCAATCTGGCTCGTGTGTTCAAGTTCAAGGGTGTCTACTAAGTCTATGTGAGCTGGAGGAAAAAGTAATGCCAAGTGATTTTGGTCCAAAGTATATCGGGGACATAATCGGGATGGGGCCGAGACGGAAACCGCATCGGATAGTCCGTAAGGCTGGCCCGAACACAATCATTATGCAGGAAATGGCGAGAGACAAGCTGGGTCGGTTGCGCTCTATCGGTGAAGATGGTCGGTTCTCTACAACCAAGAGCGCTGTCTATTCGGCTCCGCTCTACAAGATGGGCACGAGAAAGACAAAGGTGTAGTTGGTGCTATGAAGCTGAAAAAGCAACCGCCGAGGGCTAAAATATCACTTTTCGGCGAACGGAAGTTCCGTCGCTGTCGGCGGCGACATGCAGGGTATTGTGAAGGAGCTGTTGCCTGAAGTTGAGCACTTCAAGAGGTATGTACAGGAGAGATCTTTTGATATGGAGGCGTATTGGAAGAAGGCTCAGAGCAGATTGCAAAAGGAGACACCTACGCACCCACGAAATGGCAAATCGTAGGTGTTGCTTTCTTAAAAAGGAGAATTGACCCTTTGTCAATAGAAACATCTGAAATCCAGAGGCGAAAAGAGGCGAAAAGAGGCAAAAACGATGCCCATTTAGTAAGTCAAAATGCTCACCAAAGCTCGCTCAAGCTCGCTCAAGCTCGCTCGGACGTTGACACCTACGCACCTACTAGTAGGTTAAAAAATAAAAAATACTGGAAAGTGAGTAAAAGGAATAAGGTAATAGAAGGGGGCGATGGGTGTCATGACCAAGTTTGTTAAGATACAACATCCACGGGCTAAACATCGACGGCTGGCAGTATTCCAATATAGGGAAACTGTTCCTCTAGCTGATCCTGCTCTATTGTTTCGAATCTACGACGCTTGGAGGCAGACCAAGAGTCCGCTGGGATATGCACCTTATACTGATATCTATTCAGTTACACGAATACCATATTCCAAGATATTTGGTGTTCTCAAGTGGTGTCACAAGCAGAATCCACGTGGTATTCGCTTTAATATAGACCGCTTTGGCAACAACGTATATGTTAAGTTTATTGGTGGGACAAGGTAATGGCAAGTAGTCACTGGATGAGTCGTCCTCCCAAGACGGCGAGGATAGCCCGCAGGATATGGGATCTGATTACTGTGGCTGATGGTGAGGAGCCTTGTGAATTGTGGCACAACTGGAATGGGGTAGTATACGGACAGCAGCTAAGCGACGTTGACTATGGTGCGTGGAAGAGAGATGGCGGGGTTTATGGCTATGGCGAGGATGTTGACGGTTATATTTTGATTATGGCTGGTACCAGGTTGGGTGGTATGCTGGAGGAGGAGTACCTTGCCAAATATAACCCAAAGGCATTAGACGTTATCAGGAAACAAATAGCAGAGTTCAAAGAAAAATACGGAGGAAACCAAAATAGTTAGGATTCCGAAGACTCGCAAGTTTGGTAACAAGAGGTACGTCCTAAAGTGGGATAGCTCAACCTTTGCCACTTACCATGACCCCGACTCCAAAGCCGGGATTGCTGAGAAAAGGAAGATGGCAAAGGTGTGGGCTATGGACTACAATGACATCAATTGGATGTCTAAGATCACGACTTACAATAAGGGCAGGGATTTCAAGGTATGGGCGGTGCCGAGATGACCGACCGAATCCCCGGAACCTACTACAAGTCCAAGAACTTCCTTCGTTGCCAGAAGTGTGGGAAGCGAACTATGTGGAGGCGGTATACTAAGGGTCTTCGAACTGATAAGCATGGTGTTCAGGGTATGGCTATCATAGCGATGCCATACTGCAAGAAGCATGACCTTGAGGACAAACGGAGGTACAAGAAGTGAGAGGAATAAGCACCAAGCGCAAGTTCAACGGAGAAGTATTCACACTCCGGGACCCTGGAGGGTATGCTATCCGCAAGCGGGATGCCCAGCAGATAGCCGACTTCGTTCGCAGTCTAGGCGAGAAGAAAGTCCGTATTGTTCCGGCTAGTCCTCACGGGTATTTTATCTACGAGAGGAAGAAGTAGGATGAGTGCTAAAGTCCACTTGCTCCGAGCCGGTCGCACAACTGCCTGCGGGTTGCGGGTTGGGAGAGGCATTAACTACGTGGAGCGTCTTTTCCCATGGGAAGGCTATGGCGATGTGGATTGCGAGACCTGTAAGAATTTCATTCGCAAGTTGAACAAGGAGGCAAAGGGCTACAGGAGGTAGACTTATGAAATACGTCTGGCACAGATACTACACCTACGGGCGGAAAGCCGATGCTGAGAAAGCGAAGGCTAAGCTCAAGAAGAAGTACACCAACGTCCGTATCGTTCGGGAGAAGCAATCACCGGCACATCCGAGGGGTGCGTATCGAGTCGAATGGTACGGCTGGGAAGGTGCGTTGTAGTGGGAGAATACCAATGGCTACCCCTTAGCGAGATAGCCAAGTACGAGCCAGAGATGAAACGGTTCGGGGTATCCAAGGTCGCTCGCTCACCGAGAGGGTTTTTGACCGCATACCGGCGATGGTCTAGATTGTCTCTTGGTGTTCGGGATAAGTGGGTAGTAAAGAGGTCGGCGTTCATAGCCCGCCACATGGCGCAGTACAAGGTGAACCCAACATATCGTCGGTGGCTATCGCTGGTAGCGTGGGCTTATAGACCAGACAGGAGGTTTGGCTAGAATGGCTATAACAGATAAAGACTGGAATCCCGAGCACAGTTATGGGATAACAAGAAAGAGGGCTATCGAGTTGAGAGAAGATGTGGAATATCCTCGGATAAGTGCCGCTGTTTTCCACTTTGATAAACTTACCCCTGAAGAGCAAGTCATTGTCATAGGACACAAGGAGAAAGAACTAAAGGACGCTCTAGAGGAACGTAAACAGATATATAGGTCTGCTAAAGAATCGGCTGTCATAAGTCGTAAACTGAATCTGCGTCCTGGAGAGATGAGTCCCTATCCTCGCCAGAAGAAGCAGGTCAAAGAACGCATAGAGATGTTGCAGAAGTCTGTAGATAGACTTAAGAGTAGTGTGAAGGTATCTAAACCAGCGAACAATACGACATCGGGACTTGCTGTCAAGAAAGTCAAGGGCGGCTACGAGGTAATCCATACCAAATCTGGTAATCGATTAATGCCGTTCTCTTATCCAGAGCGAGAACTGGCTACCGATTTCGCTCGGCGTGCTGGTCGAGTCGGCGTGGACTGGACACGACCTTTCCCCGAATTACAGAAGGAATCCGAGAAGATAGCAGACCTTATCCGTGGCGGTAGAAAGCCGGGGATGTTCGAGAAGGTGCTGGATATGCCGACTACCTTTCCAAAGACCCCAAGTCGTAAGCCCTTAAAGGATATGACTAAAGCCGAGCTGAAGAACCTGCGGGTCATTCTCCACGTTCTTCCCGATGGTACTCTTGAAATCAAAGAGAAAGGTACTGACAGCCTTGAGCGACAAGTGGCATCGTGGAATCCTCCGAACCGACCGGATATGACCGAAAGGAGTTGGGTTGGTGGTTATATCAGCGGTGAACGAGTCGCAGATGATGCTAAGAGTTGGCTGGATAAGGTAGCCAAGCGATATGACCTTGATACGGACGAGATTGTGTCAGATTCCTGGCGTGGTGGTGGGATGAGACATAAAGCATCTCCGTATAGCCTGCTCACCAATATTGTTACGGGTAAGGTGAAGACCGTGAGTGGTAGCGATACGGTGATAGACAAGGCTACCGACCTCCAAGCTATCCACGATGCCCGTTCCCAACGCTCTCGTGAATCCGATGAACGGCAATCCAATGCCGATACCATAGAGCCGGACGACCCGAGGGTAGAGCGATGGTTACGAGACCCGGGTAGAGTGGATGTTGTCGGGATAGACACCCCCAGAAAGGGCAAGAGCCAGAAGCCCGTTCGTAAGTCCAAACGAACGGGTAAGATAGAGACACAGGTTCGTGGAGTAAGGAGATAGGAGTGGGTATCCGTCGTCCATCAATCACGAAGAAAATCGGTAAGCACCGATACGCTATCTACGCCGACCGACCTATGAACAAGGACGAAGCGGAGAGGCTTGCCGAACGATTACGGGGTAAGTATAGCAGTGTTCGGGTAGTGAGATTACAGGCCGGATGGGTCGTTTATCATTACCCGCAGTATTTGGATTAGTTAGGAGGAGAAAGAAAATGTCTAGCAGAAGAACTGAACTCAGGGCAGTCAAGGACTGGAGACCTATTGAAAATTCTAGCCCCAAGCCTGTGAAGAAGGTTGCACCTGATGTGCGGATATCAAAGAATCATCGCTTGTGGAAGTACCCGTACAGCACTGAGGTACGCGAAGGGCGGGGATGGTATATAGCTTCCCAGCACCGCACAATGTCTGGTGCGTTGGCGGACGCGAAGCTGATTACCCGTAAGTATAAGCCAGTGGCTAAAGTACTCCTTGACAGGTAGACACGGGAGGGGGAACTCTAGTGTCTCAGTAGCACAACCACCTTCCTCAGTAGCCCCGACAGGTATCTGGCTAGACCGGGTTACCGATAGGGAGGCGGCCGTGATAAGGATGTTTTTCACTGCGTTTACTTTGGTTTCCTGTAAATATTACCGACTTGTCCTGTCTCTTTGAACCACTCATATGTATGGCGTAGACCATCTTCCCATTTTACCTTAGCTTTCCACCCAACCTCTTCCAACATCTTATTGGCTGATATCTCTTCGTGGAAGGTCTGCCCGATACGCTGTGGAATGTTTACAATCTCCGATATTGACCCAGTGATTTCCTTGATATCCTGCGCTGTCTGGATAGCTGATACCATTCTACTCGTAGTCATGTTCCATGTATTGTTAATCTTGCCCGATTGGTATAAGGCAACGATGGCATCTGCCAAATCCCTAATATACGTTAGCGTCCTAGTCTGCTTGCCGTCCCCATGCACCGTTATTGGTTCCTTTCGCAGTGCTTGCCCCAAGAAGATGTGAGGGGCCAGTGCCGACCTCATTCCCTCACCGTAGATAGTGGCGAACCGCATGAAGTTGTATTTCAGTCCGAATGAGTGATGCAGTCCTCGTATCACGTTCTCTCCCGCCAGCTTGGTGCAGGCATATATTTCGGCGGGATTAGGTAAAGATTCCTCGGTAGACGGATGGTGGTCTTGGTTACCGTATACGCAGCATGTGCTTGCGTAGTACAGTTTGGCTTTTGCTTCTAGGCAGGCGATGGCGACGTTCCAAGTGCCGCCAACGTTAATCCCCATAGTCTCTGCAGGATGAGCGTAAGCCCAGTTCAGGTCGGCAATTGCCGCCAGATGGAACACAATGTCCTTGCCCCGAATGGCTTCCCGTACCTGCTCAAGGTTGCAAATGTCCTGTCCATCTGTGATATCAAACGGTGTAACATTGTCTCCTAATTGTGATAATCTACCCGCTAGATGTTTCCCGATAAACCCCTCTCCCCCGGTAATGAGTACTTTCATTGTCTCCGTCCTCCTGCTTTTATTTTCCAAGTTATACGTCATACCAGATCTGTAGCGTGAACAGTCCCCAAATCACGTTTGCTAGACTTGTAGCCGCGACCCCGCTACCTATCCTGCCTGACTTCAACGCTCCTGTTATCCTACTTAGTGATTGCTTCCTGCATATCTCGTTCAGTAGTTTCCCGTTTTCAAGTCTATCCAGCACCATCGGCTTAAGTTCTCTGCTGTTGAGCCAGTCGGCTATAGGGGTGCCGAAGCCCGCCTTCTTTCTCCAGACTACTGAGTCCGGCAACAAGTGTTCAGCGGCCTTTCTTAACATATACTTATCCTTTCTTAGCTTGTTAGGCAACCCTGCGGCAAGGGCGACTATTCCGTCATCTACAAGGGGCGATATTATCTTGGGAGTGAATCTGTCGAGCTTGTTAATGAACTTGCCTGGTATTAGGTTGAGGTAATCCATGGCTAGTACCTTTTTGTATAGATCCGGCTCGTTTATTGTCCTGTATAAATAGTTTATTTTTGTGCCCTTTTCAAGAAGCCACTCCACATTCTGCTTGCTCATTGCTGTGGTTGGGTAAAGTATCATCTTGTCCAAGTTGGTTTGTAGTGGGAATAGCAGTATCCTTTCAATTCTATTCCTGTACCCCGCAGTCGGGTTGCCGTTTATCAGCAGTTGTCCCGCTCGACGTATTATTGCCGGTATTTTGTTCATTATCCTGATGTATTTAGCGAAGTGATGCCAAGGGTAGCCGCCAAATATTTCATCACCCCCATCGCCACATATTACTAAATCGCAGTACTCCTTTGCCGCCTGACACAGGAAGTAGTTGTTGATTGCTCCGGCGTCCCCCAGTGGTTCATCATAGATCTTAGTAATCTCGCTGATGTTCTCGGCTACCATCTTAGCCGTGATTGTTACTTTATGGTGCTTCAGCCCGATATGTTTGGCAATTACAGATGCTTCATCAAACTCAGAGTGAGTTTCGAACTCCACGGTGAAGGCACCTCCTAGCTTGTTTCCCAGCACTTCCTTGCCTAGGCAGCCCACAATAGATGAATCTATGCCCCCTGAGAGAAATAGTCCAAATTTGTTACCTTGTGCTTTGTTCTTGATTGAACTCCTTATTGAGTTGCATAGCTCTTGTGCCACCGCTGATTCACTTAGTCCTGCAGATGCTCTAGGTTGAGGTATAGCCCATTCCTTGACTTCTCTGTGTAGGATATCAGAACCTATTGGGTACTGGTACATCAGAAAAGCCGGGACATTAAAGTTCACGAATCTGGTATCCAGTTTCATTTTCCTTTTACCCCCAGTCCTCTTATTCCTGTTGCTGATCCATCCAGCATCCGATACGATATCCGTATGTCTTTGAGACCCGCCTGCTCGAACCACTCTTGGATTTCGTTGGGGTTGTAGTATCTTGCCTTTGGAGCCGACATCATATCAAAGACGTCGTTCCACTTGGTTTTGAACGGAAAGTGGGTGTAGTGTCTGACGAAGGGTATCCTCGTTCTAAGTCTGCCAACCAGCTCAAATGCCAGTGCACCCACAAATGCCAAAGGATAAAGTACTCTGAGTGGCAGTCGTGTGGTGATTCTCCGCATTGGCTCGAACAGGTGTATGGTTAGACCGTTATCCTTTCTGCCGTACACCCAAACGGATATAGTACCCCCCGGCTTTACCGTCTTCACCAGTCCCCTGAAGCCCTCCTGTGGATCAGGAAGATGGTGGAGTACTCCGATGCAAAAGGTATAGTCGAACCTGTTGTCCCACTCTGTCGGCAAATTGTATATGTCACCCCGCATGACTCTGGCATTCAGCCCCTTTAGGTTTTCTGTTGCTGACTCTACCGCCCCCTTACCAATGTCGAAGGCAACGACCTCTGCCCCGTATTTAGCAGCAAAATAGGAATGCCTACCTGCTCCGCAACCGGCATCCAAGACTGTCTTCCCTTTGAAGAACTCCTTGTTTATTGGGGCAATGTAGCCTAAGAAATTCTCCTCATACTCCGGAAAGATATCACTGAATCTTGCCCACTCAAAACCGAAGCTGGACGCCGTGCGTTCCTTCAGTTGCTCATTTGCCCGTACAGCTTTCGTACTACGTTCTCCCATGTATATTGCCCTGCCTTTCTCTTGTTATTTTCGGCCATGACTTTTGACCAATTGCTGTCACTCAGTATCAGCTTAATCGCTTTAGATGTAGATGCTGCGCTGTTGGGTACGGTTAGTGTACCGTTAACCCAATCTTCTACTATTTCCGGTATTCCGCATACTCTGGGGGCTACTACAGGTAGTCCGCTCGCCATTGCCTCCAAGATTGCTACGGGAAAGCCTTCAGAGAGGCTGGTGTTTACCAGAACATCGGCGGCGCTCAAATAAGTCGGTATATCGGTGTTGCTCACGTGCCCGCAGAATACCACCCGTCCATCGGCCTGCCTCCTGAGATGATTTGCTTCCGGTCCATCCCCAACTAAGATGTACGTGTTCCTGTTGTCCATTTTAGCTGCTTCGACGAAGACACGCAAGTTCTTTTCGGGGCGACATCTTCCAACCGCAATTACAGCCTTCCCTTCAGCCGGCAAACTCAGCTTCCTTCTTGCTTTGCTCCGGGAAAGTACACCAAACCTGCTAGTGTCTATGCCGTTAGGGACGACCTCGACTGGTTTGTGTGTATACTTGCTCATTTCATTTGCCATGTCTGTTGTCTGTGCAATGACTCTGCTGGCATTGTTAAATAGTAGCCGCGATATCAATCCTTTTCCAATCCAGTTCACGTATATTTCACCGCGCCCGTAGACAATATATGGTATCCTTGCCATCTTGGATGCTACGAAGGCTGTCAGAGCCATTTGAGTACCTTGTGCGTGAATTATGTCCGGTCGTACTCTTAGTATAGCTCGTACTGCTCTTGGAAGGTAAAGTAGCCCGAACAGGTATGGCACGTTAACCGACTTGATCGTGTGAACAGTTACACCCCCAATTTCACACTTAACATGCTTAGTTGCTCCCGCAATCACATGAACTTCATGTGACCCCGATGCACATTTAGCTATTGATACTGTAGCTATCTCAGTTCCACCATTACAGAGTGGGGGGAGACCAGAAACAAGTATAGCGATCCTCATCTGTGTACCTCATGGTATCGTTTAACGTAAGACTCGACCATGGTAAAGTAGCTTCTGCCTTCATGCTCTTCTGCTTGCGCTATTTCGACATACTTCTCCACGATGTCAGGGTTATTTGTGTCCAGTCCCAAAACCACCATATAAAATACAGCTTCGTCGTAGAATCTCCCTGTTGTTGCTTTGTATATGGCTTCTGCCCTGTCATATAACCCAAATAACTGATACAGCCGAGCCTTGTATATTGGGAAAAATTCAGCATCAGAATATTCATTTAAATAATAGTCGCTTACGCTGGACGCTTTATGTATATCCATTAAGTTACTGCCCTTCCGCAGAGAGTATAGTTCCAACCACCAATCAATATACTGCTTGCTGTAACATCTGTATATTAGATTGTGTACACTGCTTAAGTACGACATATTCGATATACTCAGATTAGGACTATAGTTGTTAACACAATCGCCACTGTAATCACCAGACTTGACAGTGTATCTGCCACCCTTTAAAATAACCTCACAATTAAACGCCGGATCGTAGTACCTCTCCTCCTCATTAATATACACTACCGTAAATGTGTGGCAAGGGAACAATATACTTCTGGCTTCTATTCCTTTTATTGCTAGTAGCTTGGTTAAGAGGAACGCCTTTTGGTCACACCATCCGATACCACGTACCAAGTCAAATAGACAGGTATAATCGATTGCACTACTATCCCCCACGCCCATCCAAGGCAGGTTTTGCTCTTCGTTAACATACACCCATGAATTCAGATTCCCTACAACTTCTGTTTTCGTTAACTCGGTGTTGTCCACAACCCTATCTGCTACCCTGTGATAGGCAAACTCGGATATCATATTATCTGCGGTGACATCTAATAGTAGCCACGTCAACGGGAATACTAAGTATAAAATTGTTATACAGATGATCACTATAGACGTTATGCGGGTTATCCGTATAGCTGCCTTCATTCTAACCCTTCCTTCATCAAGATATGAACTTCATCGTTTTTCCAGATTTCACGATATCCTTGCTGTTTAGCTAATTCCACGAGGTCACAGTTCAACCTGTATATTGCTCCGTTGCCAAAGGCAAAAGGTTCCTCATGAAGTGCATCCCTGAGCAGCAGTATATTGGCTCGCTGGGCACTGAAGTCGCCCGACAAGATTTCATCCGTCAGGGAAATCACTTTGGCGTTGTCGACACCCATGGTTGCAGGAGGGTAGAATACCGGGTCTGTGCCTATAATTCGATGATTATATTCCTGTACTATGGCCAAGCTCCCCATTTCGTCTTCAGTGAAAGCGTAGCGGGCAATTAGGTTTGGGGACAGTGTTCTATTGGTCATGTTGGATACCAAGCCGATAGCAGATAAGAATGTTATTACAACCACCAACATTGTTACCGATACCGCCCATCGGTACCCTGTTGATGCCAGAGATACTATAGCTACCCCCAGCGGTATTGCCAGAAGCACTTCGGCAAAATACCACCACCGATGTTCCAGCACTGGAAAGTCAAACAGGAGCGGAAAGAATCCAATAGACAGTGTAGCCAAGCCCAATACCACAAAAGTCTTCTGTATTGGCGCGGTAGTCCGTCTCAGCATTATAAGACAGCCTAAGACCGCTAAGCCGAAATACAAGAACATTCCTACGCTGTCTACTACCATTTCGCTTAACGTACTACCACCTTTGTATTCAAAGACAGTTTCAGATGTCTGCTCCACTACATAAATTGTTCCATGAATAGGGACAGGTCCGTTCTCGGTTGTGTAACGCAGTGCGTCATCTGCTGGTGTAAAATAAAACAACATTGCTACTACTAACACCCCAAGTAGTGGGATAACCGAGAGTTCTCCTGTTTTTTTCGTCTTGGCCTTTACACTCAGTGTCTTGTTAAATAGTGTCGGTAGTACCCACAGGCAAGCAAACGTTCCCAGAACCCATACAGCGGCGATAAGATGGGTGGCGTATGCTGTCAAGACAATCAGTGCTATGGGTACAAGTAACCACTTCGTGCTCCCTTTGCTCATTTTCAGCACCAAGTACGCTACCACCAAGCCATACGTTGCTCCCGTTGCATTTGGTATAATCCACCCCCCGAAGAATACCACCCAATTGGCACTCGCTGCCATTAGACCCGCTACGCAACCCACTTTCGTGTTCCACAATATTCGCCCTATCAGAAAGGTAAATAAGACAATCCCAGCCGTCTGAAAACTACCTACGAAGATCAGAGAAGCCCACTTATAGCTAATGTCCAACAATCCCATAACAGATTTCAAGTATATGTGCATCAGGGAGTATCCACTACCTATAGATAAGAAACTCGGTTGCCCTGCGGTTATCGCTTGATGTATCCACGGATCCAGCCCAATCAGGCTACCCGGAAACAGGAGGTGTTCCGTCCAGATATGAGACAAGCCTATAATGCAGGCTATTCCCACTACAATCCATGGTTGTATTTTGCCTTCGCTCTTCAGTACACCGTAGAAAGCCAGACTTGTTGCACAAGCCATTAGTACATAATAAGCTGTCGGCTTAATGTACTGCTCGGAGCGGAGAACAAAAGCTAGCCAAGCCGACAAGCAGAGGAGGAGCGATCCAGCAATGAATATCCATGAAACTGTCCTATCATTGCCTAGGTCACCTTCTCTCGTCTCACGTCGTCTTAGTATTAGGTATAAGCCGATACTGCCCAAACCCACGCCTACTGCAACCAGATATACGGGGTGGAACTCTTTGCATACCAGTATTACTGATGAGGTAGCCATGACCACTAGTCCCGCAACCGCTGCTACAATATCTGGGTATCGTAATAGCTTGCTCATTTTCCGTTTCTTGTAACTTGCTGAAACAATTCCATCCACCGTGTACCGGTAACCTCTGGATTACAGTATGTCTCAATCCACTCCCTGCCCCTCCTGCCTATATCATTCCTCAAATCTTCATCTTCAGCGAGACGGTGTATGCTTTTAAGTATTTCGTCATCGTCGTGAGCGTTGATAATAGGAGGTATCTCAGGATACTGTGCGTCCTTGACAATTGGTGCTACATAGGATACTACAGGAGTTCCACATGACATGGCTTCCACGGGTACCAGAGCAATAACACCAACGACAAACTGATCCAAGACTATATCGGCTATGTTGTACAGGCAACACATTTCAGGTCCCGGAACGGGATCGAGCCATACAACATACTTTGATATCTCCAACTCGTGTACCAAGTCCACACTGGACTCCACGTCCCATCCCTTTCTTATAACAAGCAATTTGGCGCGTCCCTTGTAAACGTCTACAAACTTGGCGAATGCTCTGAACACCTTGTCGTTGCCTTTGCGGTCGGTAAAGGGTCTATTTAGCCACGACTGTCGAGGTGGATGAAACAGAATGAAGTCGCATCCAAACCCACTGTACGCCTTTTGCTTTTCCTGTCGCCTCTGTTGGTCTTCCATTGGTTTGAACAGCTGCGTATCTATGTTGTGGGGGAAGCAGTGCAGATTCTTCAGTCCTACCAGCTTGGCGATCTCTATTTGGTGGGGCATGAGTACAGTAGCTTTAGCCTTCCGCAATGACCCCGTCAGGTGATACTTTACGAGGAAGTGGAATATTCTCTGCCCCAAGCTGAACGGACCATTATCCGTTCCCGACCAACCCTGCACTGCAAGCTGATCGAGGTCCGACCCGTAGGAATAAAAGATGAATGGCTTCCCCGTCCAACGCATCCACATTGGAGCGTACCCGGAACACACAATAACATCAAACCTTCTAGCGAAGTCAATAAGTGTTTTCAGCCTTGCTAGGTATCCGATTGGATTCTTGTATGGAGCGAAGTGCGGTAGGTGTAGGGGGTGAACCCAATCGGAGGCATCTGTGTCATCATTGTGCCAGCTAGGAAGACTGTCATCTGGGACAATGGAGTCGAGTCCCAATATTGTGTGAGCGTCAATTCCCGTCTGCCTCAGGCGTTTTGCACACACATATAGCCAGTTCTGTGTGTTTAGTGGATCACAAAATAATACTTTCAACTTGTCACTTTGTTGTCCTGTCCCACCCATTATAATTGATTACCCGCTTGTAAGTCTTTATTAAAAGCTATTATACCGCACAGCTTGCAACACTGCTTGTCGTCACCATAAGATTCCCATACATGTTTGTGTGGTTCCGAAAATAGCGATGGTATAGGTTTGCCGTCAAACACACTACTCAGAATTGCGTCAAAGTACTGACGCTCTTTTTCCTTCTTGCTTTCATAATCATTGTGCCTTCTTGTGTCATCTTCTAAATGCTTAGCCTGATTTGGGCAGACACCGTAGTGGTTTAGCCTAGCACCGCATCGATGACAGAATCTATCTATTGGTTGAGGGTACTGAAGATAGGGCATCTGTTTCACTCCCTTCATCTTTATGACTTGGTGCGTAGGTTCTCCCGCACTTAGGACAACGGTATCGTTGAACCTGCTTGCGTCCAGACCAAGATTTTCCCATCTTGTGCATCTTGGAACCACACTCAGGACAGAAAACTGCCCTATCCTTGCTGTCTCCTATTTTCATCACCGATTTCCTAATACCAACAACGCCGCAAGTGTTCGGCAGTAGCCTTCCTTGCAAGCTCGTCATTCTGTCTTTGTTGTCCCCTTTTGTTCCTCTTAATTGAGGATTTATTGAACTTCTTTTTCACCGATTTCGCTTTCGATGCCCCTGTCTTCATTGTATACTCCTCCCTGACTTCCTGACATGCTTATTTGTTGTGTGGATTATACCACCGAGAGGTTTCTTTACCGTACATTAGTTCACACGCTCGTCTCCGCTGTCGGGACAGTTGTATACTTCCACGACCCCACCGCATACGTCTATAGGAAAGAACGGTTGAACTAATTATAAAGAAAGCAATAACAGCACCGAAAACAATGAGAACTACTCCGTAATAGATTGCCCATTCCCCGTCTCCTGAGAACCAGTACCCAATATTACATAGGAAGTCACCCATTTCGTCTTCACCTCCTTGCTAATCTATTGTTACTATTAAAGCACACAGCACAGCACTTTGTCAAGTATTAAGGTTTCCCTTCCTATGTTACCCACAACCGCTTGAACAGTACCGCGTCGAAAACTGTAGCCAGTCCCAGAATCCCAAGAACCCCCACACAAATGCCCAAAGGAATCCTAAGAACTTTCCTGGTACCCTTGTGCCGCAACAAGGAGACCGCCTTCCCCTTTACGCCTGCAATCTCTGTTGATTCTGGTAGGAAATCACTGTTTACGCAACAGTTATAACCAAAGAATACGGCGTTAATCCATCCTCGCCCGGACGGATACAGTCTACCGCAAGTCTCCTTAGAGTCGAGGTATCTCTTGAACATCTTAGGAGTTGTAAAGTTAAGCTCGTCGACAAAGTTCGGGTCCCGCCCGAACAACTTCACATATCCCCTAGCTATACTTCTAGTGATATACGGTATCCAGAACATGTTATAGTGCCCCTCGTAAATGCTGTTGTAATTGGGGACATTTGCCCACAGGAGTCCCCCCGGCTTCAATACACGGATAGCTTCCTTCATTGACATATCCAAGTCCCTAACGTGCTCCAAGACAGCTACACTGATTACCGCGTCGAAGGTATTATCGTCAAAGGGAAGGTTCTCCGCCGTGGCATCAAGTAGTCTAGTTCTCGCATTGGTTATTAAATTCGACTCCAGTAGCTCAATAGCTCTTTCGTATCTGCCCTCGAAGCCGGCACTTGCTCCAGGTTCAATTCCCACTACATCCAAGCCGAGTTTCAACATGCAACAAAGAGAGAAGCCATAGCCGCTACCGATTTCGAGTACCTTCAGTGTTTTGACTTTTTCCCTACCAAGGAGCCTCTCTAGCATTGTTAGAGGATACCTGCAACCACTTACGGACTTCCTGATAGCTTCCATGGAGTCACGCTTCCCTACTCGCCAAAAGAAATCAGCCTCAGCGTCCGCCATTTTGTGGAGCAACTGATCTGGAGTTACCACGTCGTAGCCACTCACCTCCTGCATCTGTCTACCTCTTTTTTATCAAGGCATTAACGTAGGATTTCAAATCGTCTCTAATTTCTTGTCTGGTTTTGTGTCCTTTGGTACCATGAGATTTGTATATTTCGTGTGATAGATGAGCCACATAGTAGCTGGTACCACGTAGTCCGTTCCTCTGCACCCATAGCCTAAGCCTCTTACGAACGCAGAATCTTTTGTTGGAGCTGTCAAATACTGCTATCTCTGCGAAACTCGTGTTACTCATTTTCTGTACTTGGTGGTAACTTTCTTCACGACATCGATTACGTCCCGCACATCTTGTACGGTCATGGCAGGGTACAATGGCAATGATATAATTCTATCGGATGCATACTCGGCGTTCGGATAGTCTCCTCGCTTATGTCCATACAGTTTACGGTAACCTTCCTGCAGGTGCATTGCCCTAAAGTGGATACCAATCCCCACGTTCTCAGCCTGTATGGCGTTCATGACAACGTCCCTGTCCACCGTAAGTCGGTCCGTGTCTACTACGACAACATAAAGGTGGTAGGAGTGTCGTATATAACTCTTCCGCTCAAGGGGTCTAACTTCAGGTATCTCCTTGAACGCCTCATCATACATCTCGGTATATCTCTTGCGTACTTCCCAGAACTCTTCCACCTTCTTCAGTTGACAGATACCTATAGTTGCCAAGATATCCGGCATGTTATACTTGTACCCCGGATAAATGACCTCCCAGTGCTTGTACCCCTCACTTCCATACCGCTTCCAAGCATCTCGGTCTATACCATTAAAGCTGTATGTTCTGGCCAGCTCCGCAATTCGACCATCGTTGATAGTTAACATGCCACCTTCGCCAGTGGTTATGTTCTTGGTTGGATAGAAGCTGAAACAGCCAACGTTGCCTATAATTCCTGTCTTCCTTCCCTTATATTCTGCCTCCAGAGCATGCGCGGAATCCTCTATAACGTAGAGACCATACTTGTCGGCAATATCGTTAATCTCATCCATATCGCACGGGTGCCCAGCCAAGTGTACTGGAAGTATTGCTTTAGTCCTCTTGGTAATCTTCTCCTCTATCTCGTTTACGTCAATGTTAAGCGTGCCTAGCTCAACATCAACAAATACCGGTTTCGCTCTCTGGTGTACGATAGAATTGATCGTGGACGGCCACGTTATTGGAGTGGTGATTACCTCATCGCCGTCCCCTATCCCCCGTGCTACCAGTGCCAGATGCAGGGCAGCTGTGCAGGAACTAACAGCAACAGTATGCTTACACCCCTTAAACTCAGCAAAATCCTTCTCAAACTGTAGTGTCCTTGCTCCCGTAGTGAGCCACCCCGACCTTAGTACATTCAGTACTGCATCTTCTTCCTCTTTGCCCAGTAGTGGTCTACAGAACGGTAGGAAATCTTTTCTTGTCGGCTGATTATCCAAAATATTCCCCCTTAATGCAGGACTTTCTTCCCATCCTTGGTTGTTATTTGTATTGATCTCATCCACAGTTGCCGCTCCCACCATGACCAATTCCGTCTATACCATCCTATGGTTTCATATAACCCATCGGCAAATTTGGTCTCTGCTTTCCAGTCCAGCAATCTCAGCGCCTTCTCTGTGGACGATGTATGTCTGAGTACCTGACCTGGTCTGTCCTCGACGTGTGTAATTGTGCTCTTGGTGTGTCGATTCATTGCAGATACTACCATTTCGGCGATGCGACCTATACTTATACTTTCCCCGGAGCCTATATTTATAACTTCCCCCCTGACAGTATCAATATTACAGTGCAGGGCTTTGTCTATTGCCTTGCAGGTATCTTCCACATATACCCAATCACGGCTCATGCTACCGTCTCCGTGAATCGTTATTGGTTCGTTCAGTATACAGGATGTGATGAATCTTGGTAACATCTTCTCCAAGTGCTGGTAGGCTCCGTACTGGTTAAAGGGACGTAGAATAACCACAGGAATACCATAAGTGTACCAATAAGAGTAGACCAGTCTGTCCGCTCCCGCCTTGGCGCTGGCGTAAGGACTGAAGGGCAATAGCGGGTGCTCCTCGTTCATTATAGGTGTTATTGCGGTGCCGTACACCTCCGAGGTTGAAATGTGAATGAACCGCTCTATGTGCTTCCCGTGTTCCACAATGGCATTAACCACTGCTTGCGTCCCCAGCACGTCGGTCTCATAGAACAGCAGGTTATCAAATATGGACCGAGAGACGTGGGATTCCGCCGCCATATGTACGACTGTATTGCATTGAGTCACCAGCTTGCCCACCAAGCCGGCGTTCCTGACATTTCCGAATACAAATTGCACTCTTGGGTCTCTGGGGATGTTATCCATGCAACCAGCGTAGGTGAGGGCGTCCAGTATTATTATTTGATAGTCGGGATACTTCTTGAGCAGGTAGCGTACAAAATTAGATGCAATAAATCCGGCGCCACCAGTAACCAATACGGTTCTCATAACATTTTCTCCTTCTTGTTGGTGATTATATCCAAGCTATCCTTCCCACAATTAAATAATAAATCAATTACTGATAGATAGGGGACAAATTCCCCGTAGAGTTGCCCGTACACAGGATGCTGGTAGTCGTGATATGTTAGCTTGATACCATTCTGGGCAAATGCTCGTTCGCCCTCCCCAGTCAAGTAGTTCCTACCAGCGCTTCCCTCCAAGAGTTCGTCGGCCCCCAGTTCTAAGCAAATATTTACCATCCGGTGTACCTTGTCACCGTCAATACACAAGTCGCTGGAGAACTCCATCCTAGACTCTATCCCCAAGATGCTCCTCAGTTCTCTAATGAGGGTCAAATCAACATCAATCAGGTACTTCCACTCTTTGGAATACATCTCACAGAACACGTCATAGTAATCCGCAAAGAACGGCGCTTTAGAGTAGTTTTGCTGGATACTCCTCAAGTGATTCTTCCTCCAGTTGGTACTGTTATCTATCAGCACATCTTTGATTAGAGACGTGTAATTTCCTTTGGTTGCCACTGGAATGGTCAACCACTGTACTCCTTGATGAGTCTTGATTCTGTTTCTGTTTCTCCAGCTGCGCCTATCATACTGGACATCATCGTACACAACAAAGATATCACTCCTAACCATTTGATCAAAGAATCCTAACCAAGGGAGGTATCCAGGTTGAAGTACTACAAGCCTCATGTTTCCAGAACTCCTTTAGTTCGTCTTTGTTCGGCAACTTTCAGCACGTTCTGATAATTATAGTTCCAAGATATATATTTCCAAGCGGAACACTTACTGCATACACCAATCTCGTCATACCTGCCTTCCAATAACAACTTCCGGTATAGGTTGAACTTCTCTCCTTTCCAAATACTGCTGAGAGATTCATCCATCACATTACCCATATTAGTTTCCCCAGCGACGTCATGACTACACAGCAACACTTTGCCCCTACTATCAATTTCAACCCTCTCGAACGGATATGGACAAGGCACTCTGTTAGTAATAAATGGTATAGTATCTCCAGATTCGGATGCGTATTTATCATCCCAAGTAAGATACTTCCTAACTTGGACATTGTCTACGATACCATTCCAGAAGGCCACAATGGAATCCAGTTTACCAGCTATTACTTTCTGGTTAATTATGCTAGCTATTATCTTGGTGTTGCCTCTTATGGCATCCCTCTTCTTTGCAAGGTATCGCACATTACGGACTAGTTTATCAAATTTCAATCCCACCCTGATCTTGGCGTAGGTTTCTCCATCGGCTGCGTCGGCACTGATGTCAATGGCGTCAATTCCCACATTCAGCATTCTGTTCACTTTGTCTGGTGTCAGGAGAGATCCATTAGTAATAAGCCCTACCCTCGCGTTGACGGACTTGGCGTACTTAATCAGCTCAATCACTTGTGGATGAAGCAACGGCTCGCCGCCGCCAGTAAGACGAAGCAAAGAGCCGAACTCACCACATTCTCTTGCTATCTTCTTAAATATCTCAGGTGGCATGAACGGGGCATCCCCGTAACTCCCCCTGATACTGGCGGACTGTGTATAGGGGCAGTGTGGGCATCTAGCATTACATACATAGGAAACGTTCACCGCTACCATTAAGGGGAACTCCTCGGCTCCCTCCTTGATTCCGTAGACTATCGGCAGGTGACTCATTTCAGTGATTTCCATTACGATCTCCCTGTTCTGTTTTTTGACTCTGCATTTCCGCCAGTATCTCTTTAACATCAGCGAGTTCCTTTTCCATTTTCTCAAATATGTCACGGAAAGGACCCCCCGAGTCCCATGACTGCACGTTGTTGGCTCTATAGAAGGAGGGCAACATAAATACCCACTCAAGTATGGCCATAATAATTACAATCAAGACTAATACCAAACAAAACACCCAGAATGACAACGGTATCCCCCATGCCGTGAATATGGGGTTTATCGTTGTATAGAAACTCATTACTCCTACCAATGCAAGAGACAGCCAGCTCGCATAAGGACTTATATTGCCTATAACTATCTTAACTGCTCCCATGAATGTACCTGTCTGACGTTGCCTAAACACTATTCACCTCCCTTTAGATCTTCTAGCAGTTTGCAGTATTGGTCGGTTATTTCATTCCACGAGAACAGCTCCAATACCCGCTTCCTACAGGCTTTCGCCATCCGTTGGGCAGCTTCTTTATGCTTCAGTGTCCAAGATATAGACCGTTCTAAGTCATCCACGTTCCCCGGCTCAATCAATAGCCCAGTAGTTCCCGCCTGTATTATTTCTTCTGTTCCTCCAACACTTGTGGCTATCACGGGAATACCAAACGACGCGGCCTCCATCACTGCTGTTGGTAACCCCTCCGAGTATGATGGGTTAACAAAAATACGAGCCGAACGGTAAACATCGTCCAGTTGCTTCCCCGACAACTCCCCAAGAAATTGGATACTGTTGCTACCGCCAGCAATCTCCCGCAACTGCCTCCGATACGGACCATCCCCGACAACCACAAGTGGAAGCCTCCCACCTAGTCGCTTGTGGGCTTCAATCAGATCCTGAACGCCCTTCGCCCGTACCAATCTGCCGACATAGAGTATTGAATCCGCCGTACCGGCAACGTTGCCGTTACCCACTATTCCATTAGAAATTCTGATTGTTCCCCGTGCCCCCAAATGCTTGGCGAAATTACAGGCAGCTCCGGATACTCCGACCACTCGCTCGGCTCTTCGCATGATCCAGCTCCCGATACTATGATCGTATGCTTTGCTGATAAGGTTGATCGCTAGATTTGCCACAACAGCATGACGGGAACCCCTTTCCACGTGAACTAGTGGCAACCCATGCAACGCCGAGAAGACAACTCCTACAAAGGACAACACAAAGAATCTTGTCTGCGTGATAACTACATCGTAGTCACGTTTCCTCGCTAAGACACTAAGCAACATTTTGGATGGCAATGGTACAGGGTACTGCCTATCCAGTAGAAGTAGACTCGGAACACGCCTGACCTCCACCCCGTCTATTGCCTCAATTGCTAGTGAGTCACCCAATTGACATGTGATCACATCCACTTGATACCCTCGCTCAACCAGCCTCCGGGACAACTCCAGTACGTTCTTTTCGTAACCCCCGACGTGTGGTGGGAAGAAGGACGCCCACACCAACAATCTTCTGGTACTACTCACTTTTTTTGTTCCATTCTATAATATTCCAGACTCGTTCATGAACATAATACAGTACCACTCCTGCAACCAAATCCGCGATGCCTATACCGGTAGACAACCAGAGTTCCCCAGTAAACAGGAAGACTATAGTCATCGTTCCCAGAACCCCAACACATCTATAGGAAACAGCTTTTGTTAGTGACCTTGACTTGGTTTCTTTCGTTTCAACCCCCATTTGTCTTTTATTTGCTCCCGTATTTAGTTATTCTACCGGCGGGAAAGCTCCTTTATGTCTAAAGACGTACCAAACCAGCCACACCAAAATCAGGTAGTGCTTTACAAAGTCAATTGCCCATTCCCAAACCGACATTAGTCTGCTCATAACCCGCCCTCCTGAATATCAAATCCGATCCAACGGCACTGGTAGCAGATACACCAGCCAGCATCCACCAGAGGGGAGCCAACTGTGACCAAACGAAATGGTCGAATATGCTGAGAGTTAATATCAGTACCCAAGCATATTTCGTCTTTGTCTTTACCAAACACCACATTGATATCCATAGCCATGCCACTGACGCCAAAATACCCGGAACCCCCAATTGTTGAATAATTATTAGCGGGACGTTATGAACGGTGTGTACCGTGAACCCCGTCAAGTTGTACCCTTCCCCAAGCGGCTTTATACTAGTGAGTGCGTCCCTTATAACTAGCGCCCGATGGGTCAGCGGGGATACGTTAGCCGTTTCACCACTTGGTGCAACATAAACCGCCATGGGATCCTGTTGGACGGTTCTAACAACATATGAATACAACGACTGTCCCCAACCAACAACAAATACCACAACAATCAGTAAAACTGTTGTGGTACCTATAGCCATCAACCTTTTGCTCCAATCTCGTCTTATCAGCAATGTTAGTCCTAGTACCCCCATCGCAAATAATGCCTCGGGTGCACCACTGAAGAGCAACGCTATTACTGCTAATCCAGCCAGCAACCACTGCCACTTATGAATGAACAGGGCGACCCCCAAGAGGATATACCCCGTAGCAATATCAAAATTGTGTTCAAATATGAACCCCCCCGTGTGTTGTCCTGGATACACTAATCCACGAATAACAATTCCCAGCGAAGCAATTCCGGCACCGATAGCCAATGGAAGGAATACTTCCTTGCCCAGAACCCTCGATGCCAAATAGACGGCAAATAACGCAATTCCCATCCCCAGTGGAGCGACCTTGTCCTGCCAGCCATTGGCAGTGATCCCCGATAGTCCTATTGCCGCAACTATAATAAGAAGGGGAACAACTATTCTCTTATCCCCCCATCCTATCTCTTTAACCTTATCCCAGTTGTAGAGAAGAAACAGCCCCGTTCCCATCATTAGGAGCAGGTAGCCGAAAGCAGGAAGAAAGAAGAGGGTTTCACCCTTACTATTTGTGGCCAGATCAGTTAACCATAAATTGTGAATTGGGGACAAAGCAAACCCGGCACCGATGACAACCACCCACCACTTGCTTACCTTGCTACTTTCTTCTCGTACCATTTGCTACTACCCTCGCTAGACTCTCGCTGAAGCCCGGTATCGCCTTAGCCAGTTGCGCCACCGCCACGGGTCCGTCCCTGACGATGACCTCCGCCCTGTTTGCGCGGTAGTCGTACCTGAACAGGACATCTATGCAGGGAGTCTCCCCCCAGAGCCAGTCTATAGCAACGCTGGCAGACATGTCCCAGCTCACCTCCACCTCGGGGTACACCTCATAGTATTTTACAAACTTCTTGCTAGGGAACTGTTCACCCTGAACGGGGTGCTTCGCCCGCACTGTCCCCACTCCCTCGGTGTACTTTTTAGTAGCCCGAATACAGTCCTCTACGTCCCTAACCAGCACAATTGCTCCGCTGAATAAACTTTGCTTGTCTTTTTTGCTCATTTAGACCTCCGTAATCCCATGTATCTTCATCCGCTCCTTTGCTAGCCCGTCGAACCAAGACATCTCCAAACCGATTCTCTCGCACATCGCCACGAAACTCGGTGTGTTACGTGCTTCCTTGGTCAGTGTCTCTACGGTTACAGGTTTCCCCTTCTCTTGGAAGTCACGAATCGCCTTGTCCATTTCCCTCGGAGCCTTCTTCATAATCGCTTGACGTAGCTTGCTCGGTCGTTGCCCGACCACAGTGCTACTTAGAGTCTCAATCTGCTGCTCCGTGGACGCTTGTTCCAGTGTTCTCACTACATCGCGACGGCTAGCAAGGGCAACCGCTTTTCTCGCGACAGGGTTACCCAAGGCTTGTGAAGCGATAGACTTCTCCTCGCCCCTCTGGATGCGCTCTATCCGTTCTCTATCCCTTCTTCCCACTCTTACCTCCTACTAGCGCTGAATATATTGCTAAGGGCCAGAATAGCCACATAGCGCCAATAATCAAGACTGTTGCCTCTTTTGTACTGACAAACGACCCCGACGTTATCAGCTTGTCCCTCGTGTCCTGAGATGCAGAGAACAAGCGAGTGCGAATACGCTTGGTCGCCAAGTCTAGTATACCGAGAACTATAACCCCCAAGCAGAGGTATATACCAATACCAGCTAGAATGTTCAAAAGCCAAACTCCCCCCTCCGTTTCTTCCGCCTTACTACCCGTTTACCGGGCTTGGGCTTTGCCCGCAGGTTCTCGTCCAAGTCGGGCATACCATCGTCCGCATAAAAGCTCTCGTCCTTCTTCTCCGTCTCCTCGCCTATTCGCTCGCCACCTCCCTTCTCCATGCTCTGCTCCCCAATAGCATCCCGTTTCTCGCGCAAACCGTATGCAGCAAACATACAGAACACGGTCATACCAAGCAGGCAGGCAAAGCCGAATATGTAGTACAAGTCCCAAGTGACTACGGACTGCTGGAAGCAGTACCCGCCGAGTAGCGCCCAGAATATAGCTGAGGGGAAACCGAGCATAGCGTTTCGGGATTGGAACATCGCGTAGGTCAGTATCACCGCTATTGCTGTTAACATTCCGAACAACATAATATCACCCCCTCCTAGTCGTGCTCTGGCATACCAAGTTTGTCACATAAGAATTCAAGACCTATATGCTGCACTACTACTTCCCCTGCTATCTCATCAGAGGATGCAATCCTGTCTATAATAATCCCCATATTGTCAACAATTTCTACTCCTGTCATATCCAGAGGAAAGTGTATGCTGTAGGTTTGGAACTGAGCAGCTACGCCGGTTAGGGTCTCTATGATAACAGTATCACCAGTAGCAGGTACAATGTCTGTCCCTACTGTAATGCTCTCATATTCTAGCTCAATCCTGAAAGCATCGGTAGCTGCGCCTTGGGCATCGGTTATCCAGCAATGTAAGTGTACCCAAGTGGTTTCGCCTTCGTATACCCAGATGCCATCGCCGTCTTCACAGCTACAGTAGAGTCTTCCATCGTATTCTTTTAGGAACATTGGAACATCAGCACTAACCTTGCTGTAGTCCGAGTTCTTGTTCCAGAAGTCTCCTATGTTTGACCAAACGCTTGATTGACAGGCACTAAATAGTTTCCCGTCATATTCCTCAAGCCCTATTGGCTGATTGTCCTGAGTGGTTTGAATATTGGTGCTTACTGCCCAAGCTCCTCCAGATTTTGCCCAGGTTATATCATCTCCCTCACAATTTAAATATAAATCTCCATCGTGTTCGTGAAACTCAGCAGGGTCGCTGCCAACATCATCATCTTTTGCCCAAGTTCCAGCACTTCTTATCCACACATCGTCATCAGTACCAAGACATCCAACATAAAGGTCTCCCTCGTATTCAGCCAAGAATCTCGGCATAGCACCAACAGCACCGGCAACACCGCCTGCACCAAGAGCAGGGTCTACAGACCATACCCCACCACTAAGTCTCCAGATTTCGTCATCATCTTCGCAGGTAACATATAAGTCTCCTCCGAACACTGCCATTCCTTCAGGATGACCACCTACATCACCGCTTTTCGCCCAAGTAGAACCGTCAAACATCCAGACAGTATCATCAAGGCGACAGGTAACATATAAATTGCCATCGTATGTGCAAGAATAGCGTGGGTTTCTATCTACAGCACCGCTTATACTAAAGGTTGTGCCGTCATAGACCCATACATTGTCATCGCCATTGCAAGGAATATAAAGTTTGTCCTCATAAACAGCCATCCCTCTGGGCTTGTCGCCAACGTCCTGCAAGTATGTCCAAGCTGGCTCTGACCACCTGTTAGGAATGCACATATCAATTGTTAGTATCTCATCAGCACCAGCAACAGGCAAGCTAAATCCACCAAAGACTCCTCTAGTTACCCAAGTGGGCGCTCCCTGTGCCCTGATTGTCTCAAAATCTAGGTCGGGTCTTAACTCTATCCACGCTTTGCCATCTCCACTGAGGACAATCTGGCCACCAAACTCAGACGTTCCGGTTGTGGTTAGCCCGTCGGTGTTGGCTATCCCGGTAGTATATAACCTATCCGGCAAAGGGTCATCAGCAGTGCAACTTAGCGGTATTACCAGCGCGATGAGAAGGAGTATGCCAAGCACGGCACCTCCGATTCTCCTAGCTTGGACGCGCCCACTCATTCTACTCACTCTCGACCCCTGTATTGGCCGACACGTACTGGATGTACTGCCCAACAGCCAATGGTCGGATAAACCTCTCTACCTGCCCTCTCGACAACCCACTCGTTTCGGAGATCTCGTCGATATCGCTCGTTCCTCTAGTCTCCAAAGCCATCAGTATCCTACTCTTGGGATCGCCGGAGAACTCCTGTAGTTTCTCTCGCCCTTCCTGCGTCAACCTGAAGGTAGCATTCCTCGGTATCCCCGGTCCCTTGTGTCCAAATCGTCCGAAGAAGAAACTCATTTTATCTTCTTATCCTCCTTCGTGCTTTATTCAAGTGCCTTTGCGTTTTGGTAGTCTTTATTTTAGGCAACTCCCTAGTTTTTATCACCTTACCACCCCGGACAGTTTGTCTCACCCGCTTCCCCGATGAGTAGGTTCTTACTCTATGGGTTACTCCACCAAACATAATAGACATTAGCTGTCATCCGCCCTAACTCGCGTAGAAAGTTGTGGGGCCGACTTCGAGTTGTAAATTTTGAAATAACACGGGTAGTCTACAACCATCTTCGGTCTCTTCCCAGCTAACTTCAATCCTAGCCCTTTCAGGGTACCCAACACCTCGTCCTCGGTCATATCCCCATCAGTAGCCAGCAGGTCTACCATCTCTTCGTAGTTGTCAACACCTGCCCTCAGTACCTCTAGGACAATCCGTTCTTCGTCCGTTTCCGGCTGGTACCGCTTGCCATACTCGGTGATTCGTATCTTCCCATCTCCCAGATGGCTTCTCGGTCGCCCGGCGTCTACCGGTATCGGGAATGGCCGTCCTATCGGTAGTATCAAGTCCTTTCGCTTGTCGTATGCCACTCTCTGCACATAGTAAACGAATCCTGTGATATTGGCGGCGGACTTGGTACAGGTTACCATCCAGTTGATGTAGGGCTTCGCGGTAAACCTGTCCAAGTCATCCGTAGTCTGTATCGTTCCCAAGACGAAGCTATCCAGATGCCTGTACACCTTATGGATAGCCCCCATCGTCTTGTTCATGGGACTGTGAGGTTCTCGTTTGTAGCAGTACTTCCAGAACTCGGTGAGGTACAGCACGGAGTTTTTGAGCATAATCTCCCCCGCACCCTTTACCCACTCGTCGGCAGCCTTCTCCAAGACTGCGTTGACATCGGCTACTTTCGCTACTCCCTTCGTTGCCTGCCTCATCTTGGCGAAGTCGTCGTGGAGGACATGTTCATTGAACAACCCGCCATAAGGTCCGTAGAGGTCTCTAGGCGGTTCATCACGCAGTATGCGCTTCCATGGGAAGTATCGCTTGATAGTGTGGCTCAGGTAGTTACCGAACAAGTCCTTACCTGTGCCAGGGACACCATACACGACACACAAGCCCCACAGACCAGTCACTTCCCTTGGCACAGTGAACAGGCGGTATAGCAAAGTAGCTCGCCGCCTGTCTAACATAGACAGATCGGAGCCGAACTTGATTCCCGACTCGTCGTCGTACCCTACAGATTCGTCGTAGAGTTCAAAGGTATTTCTATCCGGCTTATTCCTTCCCCCAAGCGTCGACACCACCAGCTTCCTCTCCTTCTTCGCTCCTAGACTCCATCTCCGCTAGAGCGATATCCGTAATCTTGGTCAAGTTTATCCCGCCGATAGACTTCTGCCACAAGGCTGTCCTGTGGAGCAGTTCGTCCAGCCAGTTCGATGTTGTGGGTCTCGCCTTCTTGAAGACCCGCTTGTACTCATCCCTGTCCTGTCTGTAAACAGCAATACTTATTACGTCCTCCCAGATGACGTTTATAACATCAATGAGGGGAAACAGTCTCCCTTGGAACTTATCGATAACCGTAACCGAAGGAAGCATCTCACGGGACGGCGCGAACGCTAAGTCCAGAGCTTTATCTACAGCGGCTGACGAAACGCGCACCTCCTCGGGTTTATCACCCGGTTCGGCGACCTCCTCCTTCTTTCGCCTCAACCTAGCTGGATCTATCTTCGGTTTAGTATCCTCTGATGTGGTGGCAGTAGCATCCTTCTTTGCCATCGGTGGTTGACCCCCTTACCATCATTCTGCTCCTATTGTACTCCTAGCGCATTCCGGATCTTGGCGACATCATCAGCTATCTTGGCTACATCCATACCCGATATGTTAACCAGCTGGTATATCACATAACCGAGCAAGAGCAGTATCAGTGCCAGCCCGACATAGACGACAGTCGGGTTGAGTTGTCTCCCCAGTTTCTTAATCGCGTCCTGTAGAGGGTTCATGATATCCTTAGCTACCGTAACGGCCAGTTCAGATACTTTCTCTTTGGCTATATTCCCCAGCACAGCAGGACTGGCTACCATCTCCCTAGTGGGCGCGGTCTTTAACTCGTCAGCCATATCCAGCAACTGACTCTTGACCTTGCTATCAGTCAGCGACTCGGCGAGTTCCCGCAACGAGTCCTTAACGTCAGGACTAGCGACACCCTCACTGTACGAACCTCGGTTAAGCAACGGTTCCCAGTCATTGGCATCCACGATGAGTGTCCGTATCTTGCGCTGGAGAAATGTAGGGATAAAGCCGTCCCCAGGGTACAGCATCTCAATCGTGCATATCTCGGCAAACGGCCACGTCTTGGTTGTGCCCGTCTTCGGATCGGTAATCGATACGCTAGTGCTTGTCTTTGGAACATAGTGTGTCGTCGTGCTTCCATCCGACTCGCGGACAAGTAGTTTCAGCTCGTTATCTACTCTCTTGTGCCACTGCCACTGGTAAAAAGCAATCATCAGGACGAATATCACAAACAGGTAAAGGACGATGTCTAGTCCGCTAAAATAAGTTGCCTCTACTTCTGGTCCAGTCATCCGATCCCCCTTTCGAGTCTCCTTTGTTCTCGTTTTCTTAGTCTATCTATGCTCCGGCTATGCCCGATTCTCCTGCTAGATTCTCTCAAGTTATGCGTATCGTCTAACCTCTTGCCTCGGAGAAACGCACTCGCAGTACCCAAGTCACGCGTCGGGTACCGTTTCAACTCAAAGTTTGCCCCAGCCAGAAGCTCCAGACCCTTGCGACGAGCTTCCTCCTCGTTTACACCACCGTAAACGAGATACGGGCGATTTTGGTCATAGGCTACGATCCAGTAATGGTATCTTCGCTCTCTCATCTTTTCCTCCAAGCGAAGAACAGGTATGCGATAACGATAAAGGCAATGAGTACCACAGACCACACAGAGAGAGAACTGAAATCAATCATTGTTCAATACCTCTTGCAAAAAAGGGACAGAGAGTACCCTTCTATGGAGTACTCTCTGTCCCGTTCGCCCGGGAGGTGCCATTCTTAGCCCTTCCTCCCGATTGACATGACCACGCCTATCAGGATCGCGGCCGCCACGATCACCCGGAGCAGGTTCTGGAGGATGACGGAACCAGTATCGGTTCCGGTTATGATGTTGGTGATGAGGCTGTCAATCACGACGAAAGCTACAACGCCGATTACGACGGTAACAAGTCCTCGTACTGACATTAACTATCACCTTCCTTCTCGGGCTGGACGGCCCTGTTAAAAGTTACTTTAGCACTTGTGTTCTGTTTTGTCAAGGTGTGGTATGGGTAGAGTAGTACACCCAGTAACATTACACTCTCCTTCCACCTGCCAACGACATAACGAACCCGACAATCATTCCGGCGGCAACCACTATCCAGATGTAGGATAGCGCGGCCAGATCCGTTCCCAAAAACCCGAGCGGTAGAGTGGAGATAGTTAGTATCAGGTCAAGCAACTTGGCAGGGAACGTGATAAATCCCATAACACCCGCCGTGTCTGCGATGCGGGCTATCTTGTAGTCTATACTGGCATTCAGTATCGCTGCCTCTCTGGTACGGACGGTAGCGTTCTCAGCATGGGTCGCTGCGTCCGTATCATGCTCCCCTCTGGTTAGCGGGTTAACAGTGAGCGGTCCGACTGTGGTACTCTCGAAGGTAGTATCCGTCTTGGAGGGGTAGCCGATATGCTCGTCTCCAATAACTACAAAACCGCTATCCGGGAAGCCATCCGTGCTGGCTACGTTGATAGTTGCAGTCTCCGTGTCCGTAACAGCGGATGTAAGGTAGGTCGCTACCATCGCATTACTGCCCGCAGCGTAGTTCCCGGCGATGGACACGATAACAAACATCCACAACATAAACATAAAGCCTTTGTGGAGGGTCTCCGAGCGGAAGAACAAGACATAACCAACGAAGGCACCACTAGCTATAAATAACAAAGAGGCGACTAACGGAGACAGCATACCGAGCAATGCTCCTCCGACTATCATTATGGAGAATACAATCATCACCGACTTGCCACTACCTACTCCCTCGCCGCGACCAGCACTCTCGCCGAACTCGCCACTGGGGGTTTCTACTTTATACACAGCAGCGCACACCAGCAAAGTTATCAGCATCCAGACAATCCCGGAGAGGAACCACCGAGACATACCGAATGTAGCAGCCAGCGTGGTCAGGTCGATACCTGTGCCCGTCACGGAGGTATCCATTAAGGTGATTGTGGTAACTTCCTCTACATCCACCGTGAACGTCCCTGCCCCGGTAACAGTCAAGGTATTTATACCTGGGGTCAGGTCAATAGGGACACCTGCGATTGTTCCCGTGCCGTCGTCTATATCGCCGAATGTCCACCCAGCGAGGTCTATGATGATAGTGCCAGTAGTTACCCCCGTGTCTATCGTATTCACCCCCTCGGTTAGTGTTACGGGCGAACCGACTATGGTCGCCCCGCCACTGGTCGCTGCCCCCCCGAAAGCGGTGTCGTAGTCCAACGGTGTGTACTCGGGGTCGGTCTCCACGCTAGAGAACGCATCAGGAGCAATGTCCCTGAGATGCGGAATAGTGTTAGCGAAGTAACTCTCACCGAGAGTAGTCAGGGTACTCCCACCTCCGTATATCTCCTGTATCAAATCAAGCGACCAGAGTACTTCCAGCACGTCGGCGTAGTAAAGAACGCGTAGAGCAATAAGACTGGATGGGTCGCCCACAGTACTCCACTGGTCAATACCCGCTATCGTCTTGGGCGGGTCGGGACCCGGCACCCATCCCAGAGCAGGGTTACCGGATAGCCATACTTCGTGGAGGGCAATGTTGGTGCTGTCCAGTCCGTACGCAGTCGCTTCGGCGGCGGTGAACCGTATCCATATCAGTCCCCTGCCATAGCCGCTATCCTGATAAACGTATGGTGCTACCGACTTTAGCTGGGTAGTCCCGTCCGTGTCCACGAATATCGCCATATAGGCCTCGGCTGCGGTCTCGCTGGGGAGGGCTGCGTAGTCGAGGTAGTAGTCAACGAGGACACCGACGTCCCCGTCCTCGTAGCAGTTCTCGTAAACGTAGACGGCGTTGATAGACGGCGCACTATCAGGATCGGCGATGGCGTAAACAAGAGCAGGAGCGACCAGTATAGCCACAAGAGCAATCAGAGGGACGATTATAATTCGCTTCACAAGCCTTATCATAAGGTCGGACTCCTTTCGGACACGACACCCGCAGCGAATAGTATTATGGACAAAACTACCAGATAAAGAGGGAATATGTTGTGGTCGAAAGCGACCAATCCTCCCAGTGCGACCCCCGCGATAATTACCACGATACCTCGATGACCTCGTAACCACCGAGCTGCTCCGACTGTAACGAACAGCAGGAACGCCAAGCCGAGCCAGCGCCATACCCATATCTCGGTCAGGGTAGTGTTATCGGATACCATCGTGATAAACGGACGGACAGGGTTAGCCAGCGTCGCCGCTTTGGTTACCGTTCCGTCTCCATGTATATCTCCCCCTGCAGGCGTAACGAGTATGTCTCTGGTCTCCCTATCCTCGGCTGTTCCCGGTGCAGGTTGGTCTTCAGCAGTAAAGCTACCGAGGGCGACGGCTACTCCTGTGGGGTTAACCCCCCAAGTTATTCTGCCGTCGTTAGCACCAGTCTCGTCTACTACAGTCCCGAAGTCGACAGTGAAGGTGTCGCCAGCGTCTACGTTAGCCGTAAGAGCAGCAAACTGTAGCTCGTCAGTAGCGGCGAGGAAGTCGGTAATCACCGCCGTTTCGCCTTCAGGGGCAAGACCATCGGTGGTCTCGGTGATTATCAATCTCGCCCCGTTCCAGTAGTCGTCAGCCTGTGTGAGAGCAGCGTCTATAATCTTGACATCGGTACTACCCGCGTCGGCGGTACTGTCCTCGCCAGTATTGTCAACTATCGTGTCGGGTTGGTATTTTAGTACCTCTGCCCCGCCGACATCAATGGTCATATAGTCCATATAAGGCATAACATTGTTTTGCATCAATAACCAGTCATTAGCAGTGTTAGGAACACTCGCTCCTAATAGTCTAGCATCATCTTCCATAGTCCCATCAATAGAAATACTTAGTGTATGTGGTCTAGTACCAACAATCCAAGATGTGTTTGCGCCTGCTGTGCCTGCGTTTGCCCCAGAGCCGTAAGAGGTTATATTAACTCCTGTCCCCTCATCAATATACCAGAAGTCTGTCTCATCCCCCGGTGGTGTGCCATTATACAAAGCTGTCTCTTCAGCAGCAGATAAATCATCTGTCCCAACACAGAAATCACATATACTCCCGATGAACGGGCTCGCACTGCTTGTATTTGTATAACAGCCTATATAAAAGTTATTTGTAGTGCCGATTGCCTCGGCGTTTGCGTTAGTATCGGCAACCCCGTTATCTACTCTCAATCTTGCTCCATTACTGGCAGCACCACCACCAACTGCCTGCCCCATACTGGCAATTACATGATACCACTGCCCCCCATTCCAACTAGCTTGGGTACTGTAATAAGCAAACTTTGTAGCACCTGCTACTACGTTATTAAAATAGAGCTTCCCGTTGAAGCTCCTGAGGTAAAGATTAAAAGTAGTTGTCCCGCTATACTTGTTAAACAAATACATATTATCGTCTGCACCAGCCTCATAGTCCTCATCCAGTTTGAACCAGAAGCTAATCCACAGTTTAGCTGAGGCGTCATAAATATCACCGCAGTCTATTCCTTTATTAGTAGCATCGGGGAAGTATAGTAGTGTCCCTTCAGCTAGATTGGAAGTTGTCCCTGCTTTAGTGTTGATTGTATATTCACCACTGTCAATACTTGTGGCAGTTACATCTAGGTCAGCTGGACAGATAGCTATAGTGTTAGACATCCACTGTTGTCCTGCCGAAAGAGTAAAAACTCCCGGGTCATCACTTACTGCATTTAACTCTCGCCTAGCACTGCCTATAGCTACACCCTCAGCATTAGCAGCAACATTGTTAAGCCCATTCCCATAGTTGGCAGGATAAGCATTGACAGTTACGTTGTCATCATTTAGTTCCATAGCAAACCACAGCGTATTTCTAGCACCCCACGAAGGTACTAAGTTAGGGGGGTCAGGATTAGCACTATTCCCATTGGTAGCGACCCCGTTTTCTGGCACCTCTGAATAGCCAGTAATGCGGTATATAGTGTAAGCAGTCATTTCAGCAGCATCGGTAGTAACAGTGAAAGGGTCATCTTCGCTAGCACTAGCTACCTTATACCAAGCCCCACCTCTAGCATCTGGTGCACCAAAAGTGTCCTTCTGAAACAGATTAGTCCATCCTCCGGGAAAGGCTATAGCAGGAGTCCCATCAGTCCCAAAGAACACTAACAGTAGGTCGCCAGCTACAACCCCAGCAGGTAGGTTAACAGTATGGTTCAGTCCATTAACGGCGTTATTGCCACCATTAGTTGTTGCAACGGTAGGAAAAGCTCCTCTATGTATCAGTGCAGAGGTAATCTCATCTTCAGCACTAACATAAGTCCTGAAAGCATCTTCTTTATAAACCAAGTTCTTATCAGCACCAGCGTCAGTATTGATATACCCGCTCTGCTCAATCTCAAAGGTATCACCAAGCTCAATAGTAGCGTCATCAGGGATAGTTATGTACCCGTCATGCCCGGGGATAATATCCATACTGGAAGCAGGAGTGCTTCCCGTAGTGTAGTAGAGATTGACCTGCGAATCGGCAGGGACGGCGGTAGCAGTAAGTGTCCTGTCTTGGGCAACCATCCAAGGCTTCTCGGAACCCCCCAAGGTCTCGACACGGGTATCCAGCGCGTCCGCTCGCATAAAGCCGTTATCCGCCATCCATTGATTATTGGCGTCGGTCTGCGTCGCCAGCATATCGTAGGCGTTGCCGCTATCCTCGGTGATAGCGAACGAGGCACTGTACGCAGCAGCTAGCACAGGAGCCGCAACAACTACCAGAGCGAGGAACACCAAGGCTAACGATAAAACACGACTAAGTAGCTTGGTCTTAATCACCTAGTACCTCCCATACTGGTCGGTGGAGTATAGGGTCGCTGAGTCCTTTGGGGTCGTTCAGGTCGCTTCGACCTCGGGGGCGCACCCATAATGTCCTCTTCAGTCACCCGTGTCAGGTCAGCCAAACTCTCCTCGTCTCCCACGTCCTCTTCGTCCAGCTCGAACAAGTCGTCGGTGTACATGTCGTTATCTTCCTCTTGGGGAACCTCAAAGAGGTCGCTCATATCGTTCTTGGGCTTCTCCGCTTCCGGTCCACCTTTCCCCCAGAGCGTGTCTCCTGTCCTTTGTAGGGTAGGGGCAACAGGCACAGGAATACTGACAGGACGGGCAACGGCAGGAACGGGCGACGGCTCAGGAGGCTCGGTACTAGTGCTGGGTACACCTTCGCCTTGCTCGTCCAGCGAGTCCCACCCACCTTCCTGTTCAGTTTCTGCGCTGAGTGCATCCCCGACCTCTAGCTCGGCGAGTTCCTCTTGTTCCTGCTCGTTCAGGTCATTCAGCTCTTCATCTTTAGACATTTACTTGACCCCCTTACCGACTCTACTCCGCAGTTTTTTTACAAGGTACCGCATAAGTGGGACAACTGTGAACACTACTATCCCAATTAGAGCGTAAACAAACACTCCGAACGACGATGGTATTTCACTCATAGTCTCACACTCCTTACCACGGTTGGCTGGTTGTCCCTTTTGCCGATCCGCTTCGGTTTCTTCTTGCTCATCTTAGCTCGGTTGACCCCCTTGCTACTCACGCCCTCTGTACTATGGGCGTCAGACCCTCTGAGCCACCCGGGGTCCTCGTCAAAGTACAAGTCCCTTGGTTCGGGTTCAACCTGCCTTATTCTAGCAGACTCCACCCGCTCTTCAGCTACTCTCTTTCTCTCCTCCACTACCTCTGGACGATTAACGCCCCGCATCTCGATTTCCCCTTTTACCCTGTCAGGCTTGGTAGTAGCGGATATAGCCGTCCTTGATACGCTGTGAGCGGGCTTGACAGTACCAATCTCCGAGCGAGATATGCCTTGACTCGGCACGGACATGCCCTTCGTAGGACTGTCAACTCCTCTACCGACATTGGTCTCCAGACCCTTACCACCGACCTCTATCCGTTGTCCATAGTCGCTGATAAAGAAGTCCACTATGCCGAAATCGGCATTAACCTTCTCAGGGACTTTAGCCCTTGGTTTGCCTATCATCTGCACCGTCCCCTTGACCGTCTTTAGGTGCGTGTTCTTTGCCCCCATTGGGACTACGCCTCTAGGGAGCGTCTGCATCTTCGGCTGGTCCCACGGAGGAGGTGCCCATCGCCAGAACAGACCATGCTTCACTGTAATGCTCCCCGGCGGTAACTCTGCTCGCTTACCGGATATCCGTGGTCTGACCAAGGCAACTGGTGGGGGCGGCGTAACAGGTATTATTCTGGGCGTCGGTCTAGGGGTCACCACAGACATAATAGGTGTTTTCACAGGCGTAACCGGCGTTTTTCTCGGTGTCTCTCTCGGTGTCTCTCTCGGTGTCTCTCTCGGTGTCTCTCTCGGTGTCTCCCTAGACGTTGTTCTGGGAGTCGTCCTAGGTGTTATCTCGGGAACCAATCTTGGGGTGCCCCTAGCACTAATCTCCGGCACAGGCTCCCCTGCTACACGCGTTGGTGCGAACCCGGATGTGACTGGAACTCTCTCAGCGAAGATTGTTTGTTCCCTAGCCTCGGAGGGTGGGATTTCCCTAATTCCAGCCATAGCACGAGGAACTATTGGGATAACGCGCAACATTCTCCGTTCACGGAAAGGAACGAGGAAATCAGTAGGCCCGGCTCTTGGAACCTCAGCAAGTGTTGCTTTAACTCGCCTAGCATTGTCGTTCGAGGCGTACAACAAATCCCGCTCAGGGGTCTTAAAAGTAGCCTTCAAGTTCTTAACATCCCTAGCCTTCTTTGCTCCCCGTAATATCTCATACTCAGGAGTTCCTTTGGGGTACTGCTTTATCCCCGCAGTCGGTAGGTGTTTATCCACCACAACCAACTTGGAAGTATCAAACCCCCGCTTGTAAAGTTCTATGTACAGAGACGGGCTGACGGCTGCTGAATCCCCGGAGCGAAGAACACGGACAGCACCAATCTCCGGCTCGTATACCCACTCTCTCGCCTTCCAGTCGTACCACTTGTTCATTGGTATCTTCAATTTCAGGCTAGCAGGTTCGCCGTCAAACATATATGTCCCAAAGGCGGAGTGTTCAGTGGTCTTGCCCATGTGGACTTCGGCAGGACGCATATTTTTAACTCTAATCCCCAGTTCGGATATTATTTGCTCCTCAGCGAACTCCTTTAGTGTCCCTCTACCAAAGGGTCGACCAACTCTCGGTTGCCCTCTCACATCTATTTGCCCACCGATGGTATTCCAGACTCCAGCAAGATCAGTCGCAGCCGTATCGGTTCCTACGATATATGCCCCCTTGATAGTGGGGTGTTTAAGCATCACAGCCGTTCTCGGAACGACCCAGTTATCACCGAATTCCCGTACCGGGTGATAGTATGGGTCTCTCGTTCGTACCAACCTACCATTTCGGTCAACAAAAGGAACGTCAGCCAACCCAGAAGGGTCTCCGGCTTTCTCTAACTTGGAGGCTAATTCAGGGGTAGACAATCTTCGACTTGGGTCTCTACCTTCCAAGAACGCGCGGACAGCAACGTCGACAGGACTGGATTTCATCTCCTGCAACGTTATTCCCCGGCTGTACCACATCTTCGGCGAGGTGACGATATCACTAGCCCTAGCTCTTGGTCTAATAGCTTTGCCAGGGTCAAACCAGTTCTCTATCGCCACTTTAGGGCGACTAACGAATTTGGTATGATACAACTGTCGCATAGTTGGTAATACTCTGCCCTCGGCGATTGCCGCGTTCGTTGCCGTAATGACAATCGGCATACTCTGACCGGCTCTGATACGTTGCCCGGTTACTATATCCATACCCGCGATCGGGCTGTAAGTTGTTATGGTCGCCACTTCGGGCATCGTCTCCCCACCTGTGGCAACCTTATCTAACCTACGGACAGGAGCGAACACCTTGGAAGTAAACCCTGCAGGGGTAACCATCTCCAATTCCCAAGTGGGTCTAATTTCACCGCTCGGTTCTTGTGACCAGTGAAACTTGTAAACAGGGTAAACACCTTGGGGCAGAGCATCGGGATGCCCGGGAGGTAATAGTGCTCTCCGTTCTACTTCACGCCTGAGCAGGTCGTTCGCCGCGGATACGGGGTCGCCAAAGTTGCGCTTCTTGGCTGCCATCCATATCCTCTCGTTCCGCATCTGCTTAGAAACCGCTTCGTGGACAACCATAGGCAAATCCCGTATGTCTTTAGAGCTGTAGCGGAGCATTTTGCCACCAGGAGAATACCAATCCTTTATCTTAGGAATCGTATCCTTGGGTATCACGTAGTCCTTGAACTTGGGACTGGACGGGTTCTCTAAAAGTTCACGCAATACCGTCTCCGCAGTCTTCTTGGTAACCAACGCACGATTGGCGACGCGAAATGAGTTGACTACTTCCTGCGGTATCTTGCCCAAGTACCACCCAGCGACATCGCCGGAGAAGTTGGGTGACCACCACTCCATTGAACCCGTGGGAGTGACATCCTTGCCGAGTTTGCCTATCTGCCGGAGATAGGTATTGATGTCGGGTTTAACGCTAAATAAAATTCGCTGGTCAAGAGACACCTGTGCTGGATTACTCCTAGCCCTGATAGATGTCTCCCTCGGTGTTCCCCCGACGACACCCCCTCTTACCGTCTTGATCTGACCTGTCAACTTGCTATACGACACAAACTGCTCAGCATAGGCAAGAGCGTCTTCTGGTCGCTTGAACATTTTGAGTGCTTGCTCTACGGCACGAGGGAGCTTGCCTCCGTATATCTTCTCCACCTGTTGTACCAAATCCACAGCATATTCAGGGGTCATAAACCCCTTCAACTGCGTCCTAGGGATACTAATCTCCAACGACAAGTTAGGTGGCTCAAAACTCCCCGGACGTACAGCTTGGCGGACCTCCTTGAACACAAACTTGCCACCACCAATAGCGACACCGGCAAACAAAAGGGCTTCGACACCAACAGCCAATACTTTTTCCGTGGGACTAGCTTTAGGGCTAAGAACGGTTTTTGCGGCGTCAGGTAGAAGCAGGACGCCTAACCCGGCAGGTACACCCCTCTTTACTATCTCGCCTGTTAAGCGACCAACTGTTGTAATGGCACCCCGGGCAACGGTTGGTATCACTCTCATCCCCGTCATTCTCGCCAATGTTGCGGAACCGATTGAACTAACAGGGAGACCCAGCATCATAACATCCAGAGCAGCCACCAACCCACCGATAGCCCACTCTTTTGCTGTTACCCTCGTTCCATAGTTGTAATACTCCAACCCAGCCTTCAGGTCGTCAGATGTCTCATACCCTATATCCTCGGCAATAGCCTGAACCTTCGCCGGATCCGCTTTGTCTAGTTTCTTGACATCGAACGAGCCATCGGGTTTCACATAATCGCGCAGGGCGGATAATTCAGTCTTATAGGTCTTTGTTAGCTGTGCTTTGGCTTCTGGTAAAGTCAACCGCTTCCCAATAGGGGTTGTAATCGGCTGTATCGGGGCAAAGAGCAACTGCAGGGCGAGGTTTTTGCTGGATATGTGTTCAATGTCTTTCGCAAAGGCGGAGAAGACACTACCCTTCGTCCAATCCTTGTCGAACAGGACGGCAACCGCTCGCTTTTGGTCGTCATTGAGTTGCCGATAGGCTTCAGTGTATGACCCCTTGACAGGCTTGATATCGAGGTCGTCTAAGGCTCTACCTAACGAGCTTAGTTCCCCAGAGGACAACCCAAGACGCCTCGCAAATCCTGTTCCGGTAGGTACAACACCCTTGTCTAAGTGGGCGGCGATACTACCAGTAGTTTTATTCCACTGAGTAACTGCGGACAGAATATCGTCCCCAAAACCAGCATCACGTAGTGTCTTCATTCCATCGGGGTTCTTCCGAACAAACTCAGCCATAGCAGGGAGCGTGTACTCGCGGAGTGAGGGACCGAACGCCCTCATATATGCCCCTTCGGGAAGTTTCTCCACGAAGCCAGCACTAGATAGTCGTTGCAGGGCAACCTGTTGTCTTGCATACGCTTTGGTGGTAGCAATCTCACCCACCTTATACTTACCAGAGTACACCTCCCCTAATTCTTCCGGGGATAACCCCATCTCGTCCCTCTGCTTCGCAAACGCCTCCCACACTAGGACAAACTTGCCCTTTTTGATGTTCCCAGGGTCGTCGGGGTCAGGCATAAACGCCTTATACTTCCCACTCTGGATCTCGGCTAATTGCTTCTCGGCTTCGGCAAGGTTCTTGGCATATCCAGCAGAAACCTGCTGGGATATCCAGTCCTGTTTAGCCTTCTCTTGCCCTCTGGCTTGCGCAACAGTATAATATACAAAGCTCCCGTCCTTCTCGCCGGCGTAGACACTACCTCTAGGGACAAAACCCAGCTGGACAGCCCTATTAAACTTAGCCTTGCCTGTGAGTTTGCTATAATCTGCTAACTGCTTGTTGATAGTCTCGGATACCCTAGACGGGAGAGCGACATCGGAGTGAGTTTTAATGAAGTCCAGTTGCACAGCCAGTGGAGCACCGGCTTTTCGCATAGCACTTAGCTGGATATCAGGTCTGGCTCCACGAACCTTGGCAGGCAGGTAAGCCTCAACCGTAGCAGGTCTCTCCTTGGTAGGAGGAACACCAACGAACTCTACAGGCTCTGCAGGTGGAACCACAGCAGGTTCGGGAGCACCGATGAATTCTACAGACGCTTCCGCTTTAGCCCTTGCTTTCTCGGCTCTGGCTTTCTTCTCAGCCTCCTGAGCCTTGTAGGCTTCTGAACCCTTCCATGGTGTACCCTTCTTCCACGTCCCTGCTTTGCGAGCAGCTTTTTTAGCGTCTACTCTAGCTCTCTGCTCCGCTTTCTGCTTCGCATAGCTGGGTTGCGGAGTAGTAGGTGGTGCCGAGGTAGTCGCTACCGAGGTAGTCGCTACCCCTCTTGTATCATCAGCCATTCCTCAACCCCCGCGGTCTAATCGTGACACTATTACATCTTCGGCATCGGTACCGTTGCTTGCCGTCTTGGTTCAACCCGTCCTTTACGAGACGAACCGAGCGACACTTCCGGCAACGGTATCTTTCCTTATTCTTCCATGGGTTACTGACCATCGCACATCCAACCCTTATCCAACATTACTCAACATTGTATAACAAAAAGCGAGGGTTGTCAATACCCCCGCTACGAAGAAGGGCTAAACCATAGACTAAGGCCACCTCTTGCTCCCCAGTGCTTCACCGAACGTATAGGCTTCGACTCGGCCACCTCGAGAGAACTTCCGGCGCTGTGGCGCATCCTCCTTGACTTGGCTGACACTGTACTTATTCTTTCTCTTGGATGTTCGCTTCTTGACTCCGGTGTTCTTTTTCTTCGCCTTGGATTTCGCCATATTCTACCTCCGCTTGGTAACCTTCCGTGTAGTCCGTCTTCGTTTAGGGCGTTGTGCTTTCTCTAAAGCCCGGTATACACCCACTGTCTCCCTACCCAGTCTTGACCCGACGGCACCGAGGCGCTCCCCGACAGTCAAGTCTCCTGCCTCCCTGCGGGCTTTCTTGGCAGCCGTTTCAGCCTTGTAGGTAGCTACCTTAGCCTCAGACAACTCCTTCCTCAGCGTCGCCTTGTCCCGCCGGAGTTGCAACATAGCCAGCTCCCGCTCCTGCTTGGTTCGCGCCCTATCTAGCTTGTGTCTAGCACGAACCTCGGCTTCGGCTACTCGCCGATCGTACGCCGCTTCGATGCTGGCAATGTGTTTCTTAACAATGGATGATACTCTTTGTACAAAGTTCATTGCATCCTCCTACCTCATACTGGCGAACATCTTGTGCGCGGCTAAGTCGTATATCTTGACCGTCGCCCAGTACTCGTTCCGCTCCCTGCGGGACAAGTTGCTCCGCTTGACTGAGACTCTGGCACGATTGGCAGCGAGTTGTGTAGCACGGGCTATACGGAGCTTCTTGGTCTTCGTTTTAGCCCCATCAAACTCGCGCTGGAGTTCCTTAACAGAGCCACGGGCAGCCGACGGATTGCGCAGGGATATCATATCGCCGAGGTACTTGTGCTTGGTTGGCACGAACATTGTCTTTGTCGCCACGACTATACACCTCCTACAGCTTCAGTTCCCGGACGGTCGGCTTGTACGGCCACTTCCCAGTAAGTCGCTTAGCGACTTTCTCGGCATCCGACCTAGTACCGAAATGGATGAAGCGCTCGGTACGGTATGGCCAGCGGATGCCCCAAGCACGATACGTACCGACTTTTATTGTTCCCTGTACGTCTTTCATCTCCTACATACCCCCTATTTTGAACATCTTTGTCCCACACACTGGACACGTCCCCCGTACGGCTTTCCTGCCGTTCTTCAGGGTCACTTCCTGCGGGTCTTTCATCTCCCGCTTGGCTCTACACTTGAAACAATACGCTGTCATGTCTATTTACCTCCTATAGTCCACACGATATAATAAGGACTACGAGAGACCAAAGTCTGCCCCCTCGTCACGCGCGCTAACTTGCCTCGCTTTCGCAGGACAGAAGCAAAGTTGCGCGCTTCCGACTTGGTATCAAAATCACGAGAGAAGCGATATTTGATACCGCCGAAGGTTCTATAGCCAAACTGTTTCCGCCTGTTAGCCATTGCTGGTTACCTCCACTAAATGTAAATCTTCCGACCTTTTTTCATAATGTACTTCCCGCCCCGCTCGCCTTGATGGACTTTGAACCGCTTGCGGACTTTTACGACTTTCTTCTTGCCCGTTTTCTTGTCGAACATTATCCGGGTCGTTTCCGCCACAACTCCCATCCCAATAACGGTCGGAAGGGTCGTCGACATAATCATTGCACCTGTCATTTTCGTTTACCTCCTCTATTACTGGTATTGCTTCGGCAGTAACTGGACAAGCGCCCACCACTTACCGACCTTTCTTACTTTAGCTGTTCTGGGAAAGTCAGATCTCCTGACCTGCCTCTTTGCATTGAACTTGGTCCGGTGACGGGACAATACGTAGTACTTGTGTCCCCTGATAACTACTACCGACCGTCCCCCGTAGGTTTCCATCCTGACCTATCTCCGTCCCCCCTTCTTGCTCTTCTTCTTAGGTTTACAACCACCCAGCTTTCTACCTGTTCTCGGTCCCTTACCTTCGGGGCCGGTTTTATCTCGATTTGGCATAACTTACCTCCTTACTCTCATCAAGCACTTGTCAGGCAGTCAGCACCCAAGAAGTAGTCCCGCTTCTCACCCTCAAACCTGACCCAGTAATTCAGCTTGTATGGGACGTTGCGATACGCTGACCGCATCAGACCGTGCCCTTTAGTCAGTATCTCTTTCCCCCGGACGACACCTACTTTACCCACGAATTGAGGGTAAATCTTCCTCGCCCAAGAGGTGAGTTTAACTTTACTGCCTACCTTGCGGCCCACTCGCGGCTTAGACATAGTTATCTCCTTATCCCCCGCATACTGGTCGGGGTACTAGATGACCGCTTGGATGATTTCTTAACCCTCGGTTTTCTGGGCTTCGGGCTATCCGGCATATCCGGGAACTGTTTGCCCTTACGGATATTGGACAGTATCATTACTGCCTCTTTGCGGTCGAAAGCATCGTAGAGATTGTCGCCGTGTTCTATGTAGAACGGCTCACCCATTTCGCCAGTATCCTCGTCATACCCAGCACTGTCAATATCAATACGGATTTTTGCCCCCGTCTTGGCATCCACTACGGTCTCACGGGCATCCGTTCCTGCCGTGTAATTTACAATGTCTCGAACACTACCTGACATTTTAGTATCCATATCCATACCTCCTTACCTTATCCCTCTGACACTCGTGAGAGTAGATGACCGCTTGCTAGACTTGCGCTTGGCAGTCGGCTTCTTGGCTCTCGGTTTAGAGTGCTTCCACTCGTATTCCTCCATCGTGTAGGGCATATAGGCTTCGGTTTCCTCTTCAGCACCTTCTCGCACTAGGGCGGACAGACCAGCAGTGCCGTCCCCCCAGCGGTTAGTCGCCTTGCCCGTACGCCCGTTAACTAAGACACCGATACCGTCCTCGTCTCCATATAACTCACCAGGGAACACAAGCAGTTCGGATGTAGTCCCTTTACCTGTTTTCCTATTCACGAATGGCATAATCTACCTCCTTATCCCGCGAAGGCTAGTCGGGCTTGAACCGCATCTAGCCCTACTCGGCTTCCGTTTAGGAGACTTTTTAGACCCACCCCGTACTTTGGATAGAGATATTCCGTATCCGTCAGGCAGTGGCTCAGTCAAGGTATCCTTGACGAACCTCCGTGCCTCATCTGGTAAGCTCTCAAGGCTAACCAGTTTGCCGAGATGGGAATACGAACCCATCTGGCGGTATTCGCCCGCATACTGACCGAATCCTTGCGGGTGGTATGGGTTATCATTGAACCCGTACATATCCAGCATCCCCGGCGTATTGACGCTAGGAACTACCAGCGTGTAGCGGTCTATGGTCTTACCGCCGTTATCATAGATTCTTACCTGTGATGACATATCTTACCTCCTATCGCTTCTCCGACCAGAATACTAGGTCAAACTTCTTGCCCCCGATGGTCTTGGTTCCGCTGTACCGTGATTTGTATACCCCCATTTGGATTACCTCCTCTCTACTTCCCGCTCCTAGACTTCCGTCCACCGACTATCGAGCCGGGCTGTCCCCTGTAGAACGAGTGTCCACATTCGGTACACTTGAATCTATCCTTACGCCCGGAAGTAGTAGGGACAAACCCTACTTTCCAAACGTAGGTAGACCCACACTTGGGACACTTCACCCCGTATTTGTTTTTATGTACTGTTTTTGCCATCTTTACTTCCTCCCCTTGAGACTAAAATTTAGCTAAACTCTCCGTAATCGGACAACCATTCAGATACCCTCAAGAGAATACTGCCTTAGTCCCTAGCTCCTTCGCCTTCTGGTTAGCGAACCGTCGTGCTAGCGACCAGAGACGGAACCTCTTGACATCGCCCCGTCTTCCTGCTGCGTTTAGATTACCGTCCTGTGCCCAAGACACCTCGTGGTAACGCCCACTGGCAGTCTCGTCCTTGTGTACAGCGAACACGGACGGCTCAACCTTGTACCGCCCTCTCCTCTCCCGTGGGTTTGTATAAGCATACTTTGCCATTATCTACTTCCTCCTAACACCAGCTAACCACACAGTATACCACCAAAATACCCACCTGTCAAGCCCTCCCACCAACTACCCATAAAAAGGATAAAAAGAAGGGGAGCCGACCTTAGCCAGCTCCCCACGATAAGCAGAGACCCGATACCCCTTCACCTAACCATACCACGGAGGAGGGTGCTTGTCAAGACCTGACCACAACGGGCTGTCCCTGCTCGCACTGCTTCCTCACCGGGCACAACCGACACTTCTCGCTGGACAAATCGGGTTTTTGGGACAGGTAGCAGGCAGGAACGCGATAGAGCGTGGTCGAGGCGAGGCGGACATAATTGTCGGACTGAGCCAGTATCGGTACTCCTTCAGTCGGTACTTCCTCGGTTGGTACTTCCACTATTCATTCTCCTCTAACACCTTACTCAAATCAGTGGCTATTGTTGCCTGCGGTTCTACCAAACAAGCCACAAACGGTATCGGGTCTGTCTTAATCTGAGCCTTAGCTATAGCCTTAAATGCTGTATCATCAAGTTTGAGTGCCATCTTGTGTTCGACAGCCCACTTGAAGGCTTCCGCACCGTCGTAGCTATAGGTCGTTATTTCCCTGACACCCACGCCTTCGGCTGGAGATTTACTCCCTGTTTCCCTATATACCCTGAGAGTAAGTTCCCGTAACTTTGACTCCTCTACAGCCACACTTGCTCCAGCCTGTGTCAGGTCATCCAGAAGCTCTTGATTATTCTTATTCCAATTCTCCAGCAGTAAATCCCTTTGCCTTTTGAGCTTCGCTGTTCCTGACCGGGCCTCGGCAACAATCATTATCTGTGCTTTCAACTCCGCTAATGTAAACCCTTCTGTTGTCATTATTTCTCCTCCAAACTGTATTTCGCCAAAGAACCCCATTTTTTACCCACCTTGAAATCCACTTTCACGGGTACCTCCAGTTTCACGACACCTGTCATGATACCTCGCATCCAAACGAGGAACTCTCGCACGAACTCAGGGTCGTCCTCCAGTTCCACTATAAGACTGTCGTGGATCTGCATCAACCATCCCGCCTTATCCCGCCAACCTGTTCTCGGTAGTCCTCGCCACAATTCACCCATAGCCAGTTTTATAATACCTTGAGCTGACGATGTGACGGGCATGTTGGCCGCCATCCTCAGACCAGACTCCTGCACTGACCGCACAGGGCAAGACACCTCAGGAATGAACCGCCGACGACCGAACATATCAGCAACATACCCGTACCTGCGTGCCATAGCTGCCATCTCCAGCTGGTAATCCCTGACTTCGGGGTATAGCTCGTACCAGTCGGCAATAAACTTCTCGCAGTCTTGCTCCGTCCACGGCTCGATGTCGACAGGCTCCCCCTCCATCTCCAAGTCGGCAATATACTCTGCTATCTGCGCCGACAACCCCTTCGCGCCAATCATGTAGATAACTCCGAAGTTGGCCCGTTTGGTAGGGTACCGATACTTCTCCTTCCCAGCCTCCTCGTATGGCACGCCAAATATCTCGGAGGCGGTCAAGGTGTGCGGATCGTCCCCGCGCAGGAATAGCTCTATTAAACCTCGACACCGCGCAAGATGGGCTTGCGTACACATCTCTATCTGAGCCAGATCCCCCTCAGCCAACAGCCGACCATCAGGGGCAACGAACCCGCTCTTAATCGCCTTACCCTCTTTACTCCTAGTCGGGATGTTCTGCAAGTTCGGGTCCGCGCTAGCCAGTCTTCCCGTCTCTACTCTGGTCGTTTTCAAGGTCGTATGGACTCTAGGAATACCAGCCTTGCTAGGTCTAGCCCACTCTAGCAGAGCGTCCGAGTAAGTCCCCTTCATCTTGCTCAGTCGACGATACTCAATAACTCCCTTAGCTACAGGATGCCCGGTCTTTTTCAGTTCCTGATCATCCGTGCTGATTAGCCCTGTCGCTGTAGTCCTAGTCGGTTTGAAACCCAGCTCGTTGTATACTACCTCGGCGACCTGCTTGGAACTGGATGGATTGAATGGATGACCAACCACCGAAGCCACCTCCGAGGCCTTCGCCCGCATCCGGGCGTCATAATCTACGGATAAGTTGCGGAAGTGGTCGAGGTCAACTGCCATACCCGTGTCCATCATCTCCCTGACCATCGGGAGTATGTTGGTGTCCATCCACAGCACGAAGTCCAGCCCTGCCTCGTGGATAAGTTGCTCCATTTTTAGCTTGACACGAAGAGTGGTGTCTGCATCACGGGTCGCGTACCGCACAGCATCCTCAAAGGGGATATCGACGAGAGACGACTCCGGCATAGTATCCAGCACCTTCTCTACACACTCACGTTCGGTATCGGGTATCTTACGCCACTTGTCCCACAGATCAATATCCTCGCCCTTCTCCATATCCTTGAACATCTTGGCTATCTTGCGGGATATATGCCATGGGTGCTTGACGCGAGTAACAATTCTCCCTTGCTTGTTATTCCACTTGGTCTCCTCCAGCTCGGGTGGGTCCGGCCACTCCCGCTTAGACGCCTCAGTAAGGTAGTCCAAAGCGATCCTGTGTTGCCCAGGACGAACCACTTCGGAGTAATCGACCATCTTTACCCCGCACAGGTTCTGGGCGAGCGTCTTTAACCCTTGTGGCAACCCTAATAGGTAGGCAGAAACCATTGTATCTGTGAAATCATTACCGGGGATATCCAACCATTTAATATCGTGAAGGTAGTAGTGGACTATGATATGACCCCAGCTCGCTGTACTACTAACTCCGCTCCGATAAACCTTAGCTGGAATAAAGAATCCACGCCCGGGCGCCACACTCGCCTGAACACTCCACAACTCCGAATCCTGCTTGACGGATTCAGTGTCTACGGCAACTTGGCCAAAACCCTTGAAAGTCGACGCGACACGATACAGCTTCTCAGGTGTATCCAGTACTTGATAATCAGGATTTGGGTACTCGTCTCTTACCATATAGTCCGAGACCGACTTCCCCCGAAGCAACCCTCGCAACACTTGGAAATCCTCGTAGATAAAGCGCAGGGTGGATGTGTCATGAAGACCAGCGGCGGGGTGGTAGACGGGAAGTATAATCCTGCCGTCCTTCTCGATAGGTCGTCCATGGAGGTGCTCCACCGTGTCAGCATCGTTCCCCAATATCGCACGGATAGCGAAAGCACCCATAGCCACAATAATCTGCGGTTGGACGATAGACAACTCGATATTGAGCCACTTAGCACAAGCACCCACAGGACCGGGCTTCGGGGGAGTGTTGCCACGAGTCAGGCACTTCACGACGTTGGTAATATAGACATCCTCCCTGTTCAACCCACACTGGAAAAGCAGAGACTCAAGTTGCCGACCATCCTTGCCGATGAATGGCTCTCCCCACTCGTCCTCTTCTTTACCTGGGTTCTGTCCCAGAAACATAACAGATGCAGGAACGGCACCTTCACCCGGAACAGGGGCAGTGCAACTTGCGCGCAACTCACAGTCCGAACACTGCCGGACAAGGTTGCCCGGGAAGGGGAGAGACTCGGCAGGAGGCAAGGAGGGCGCGGGGCGACGGTAATAGCTAGGCACCCCGGAACCTCTCGATATCGTCTAATACCTTACGCAAAGCAACTGGGGCAAACTCGATAACATCAGCACTAACATTCACGCGACCTCCAGCGAGAAAGCGTCGCTTGTAGATATAGGGCTTGTTGTTATGAACATGCCCATGAACCACCCATCCACGCCACCAGTACGGGATGAATAGAGGACTCGGTTCGTGAACGACCAAGACGGACAGCGTGTCAGTTACTATGATAGCAGACAACCCAATACTGACAACACCATCCCCCAGAACCGACGTCGGACGAATGCCCTTGTCGTGACTACCCTTTATGTACACCTTCCTACCGGAGAGTTGCGATAACCACCAGCGGGCGGAGCGAGCACCGCGACCAAAGCACATATCGCCGAGAAAGAACACCAAATCATCGTCGGCAATACACCGCCTCCAATTATCCAGTATAACATTATTCATCTCGGACACAGATCGGAACGGCCGGTCGCAGTAGCGTGTAATGTTCTCGTGATCAAAGTGCGGGTCGGAGAACAGCCACGTGTGCGACAACTCACTCTCCGTCACGTGTATGACCACAGGATCGGCAGAAAGCGGACCAGCCATCTCTAACCTGCCAAACCCTCTAGGTGTTCTCGGCAGGCGTCTCGCACCATTGGGATAGTCGCGCCAGCCTGTAGGAACCGAGCCACTACATCGTCGTGGTAGTGAAGCTCCAGCACGTGGTCATCCGGCTCTACTAACTCGAACCCCTTAGTGCCGTATTCGCCTAGCGTAGCGTCAAGTATTGACTGCAATCCGTGTTCTTTATCGTAAATCGCCACCTTACTAACCCTCCTTCCTACTATCTGTCTGTGCGTCCAAACTACCGTAGTCAGCTTGATCTCTGTAACGAGGTTCGTTGTCTTTGTATAACCGCTCCGTCCCGTCTCTCAAGACTACTCGGACGGTATCGGAACGCAGTTCCACTCGCTTTATATCACCTGGTTTTGTAAGCCTGTTAATGAATAGCATTATCGTTAGTCTCCTTACTATTTGATTGCGGGTCAGTTGTCGGTGCATAGGTTCTCCCGCACTTGGGACACCGATACCTTTGAACTAAGTGCCTACCCGACCAGACCTTGCCCATACGGTGCATCTTGGAACCACATTCGGGGCAAAGGACTACGGTGTCGTTATTATTGCCTGTAGTCATTTTACCACTCTCTGCCTATTCTGCCACTTCATCGTATCTACCCGTTTAGCCACGTCAAAGTTCAGCATCCCATCAGAGGTAATCAACTCAATCTCTAGTCCCCTCTTCAGTGCATCCCGCTCCGACCTAGCACTATCATCGAACCCGACTTGGGAAACGATAATCGCCCTTTTGACTGGTTGGTGTACGACAGGATGTGTCTCAACGGCGGTTGCAAATTGCTGGAGCACATTATACTTTACTAAGAAAGTTTTGGTCTGGATGGGAATGCCGTCAGGGGTTATCCCATCTACACCTCGGTCTGGATTAGGCTTGGTCGCTCCATAGAACTCATTGACCCATGCTTCGAACTCTAGTGGCTTTAGCCTCTTTACTGCCTCTAAGTCTCGCTCAATAACAGGCTCGCTTATCAGGCCCGCCCCCAAGTTATTGGGGAGCTGATTACACCTGCTCTGGGTAGCACTGATAGCTTGGTTGCTAGCGTCTATCCCTATCCACTTCCGACCTAGCTTCTGTGCTGCCACTACCGCCGTCCCGCAACCACAGAATGGGTCAAGAAGGACATCGTTGGGACGGCTTGAAGCATTGATGACTCGCTCTAACAAGGTTAAAGGCTTCTGTGTAGGGTAGCCCAACATTTCGTTGCCATGAGACGCTGTAGATGATGGTATGTCATCCCACCAATCGTAAGGCAACTGCCCGTCCGGGTGCAGATAAACCTTACCTGACTCGTTCTGTCCAGTCTTGTAATATCGCCTCCCGTCAGGGTCAGTATGAGCAACTGCTTGTATTTTTTCGGAGTAGGGTATCCTTATCGCATCACTGTTGAACGTGTACTTGCTTGATTTCGTGTAGAACAGGATAATATCATGCTTCTTCCTGAACTTGTTGGTTGCGTTTCCACCCTTGTAGCACCATACCAACTCATTTCTAAAGTTCTCCCACCCGAATATCTCATCCATAATCATCTTCAGATAGTGGCTTGCCTTCTCATCGCAATGCAGGTAGATGCTACCAGTTTGCTTCAGAACTCTGTGGCACTGCTGGAGTCTCAATCGCATATAGTAAAGATACTTGGCAAAATCGGGGCGCAATCTCCCCAACTCTTTTAACCACCCAGGGGCACTGACGGAGTAACCCTGTTTGCTCCAGAACGCCCTACTGTCATCATAGGATACCTCCATCGCCTCCGGTGTCCAAGCATTAGCTTTCACCACCCCTCTCTGCACCTTACCCGTGAAGAAGGGCGGGTCAAGATAAATCAGGTCTATGGACTGAGACTCTACATCGTGACTTAATACCGTCAGACAATCTCCGTGGTAGAACACACTGGTTTTCATTTTTGGTTCCCCCTTTTCTTATATATCTACCACACACTATAACACAGCACAGCACATTTGTCAAGAGGTTAGAGGGTTATTTTTCGGGTTATTTTTTACCCGCTACTGGTACACGCCTTCCCAACCAGCAATAGTACTACTACCAGTAGGCCTATCACTGAGAAAAACTTTATTGGGGTAGGCACTCTCCCCCATAAACTACCGACAGAATCGAAGTCAAACGCACTCCGTGGCTGATTCTCCCTTATCTTGTCCTCGGCATCCCGTATCCGCTTCCTGACTTGAGCTTCCTTCTCAGCATACGCAGCTTTCTCCTCGAGAGACGAGGCTCGGGATTCCAACGCAGACAGCTTCCTCTTCTGCTTCTCCTGCTTGGAGAGAGGTCGTAGTCTCCTTCTAACTTCCTCTATCATTTGTCTCCTCCCCCGTTATGTAGTTCCGACACAATACTCTTAGCTAGTTTCTTACCAATACCAGGAACAGACAGCCAGTCCTTCTCGGTAGCACCGACCATCTCGGCTACAGACGAGAACCTGTGAGCAATATCCGCCGACTTTTCCCAACCTACACCCTTTAACTCGCTCGCCACCCGGCGGACAAAACTCGGTCTGACAAGCTGAACAGTCGGCATCGGTGGCTTGAATATCTGCTTCAGGGACTGGTGCCTGTCGGGAGGGGTTTGGTAGTTATCCCACAGCGCTTTAATAACAGATACTGTCTCCTTAACATCCTCCGTTCGCTTAATCATTATCCCGGCATCACGATGCAACTCGGTGAGGAACTGGTCGAACCGACTGTAGGTTATTGTCGGTTTTACCGGAGTCCAGATCTCGGCACGATGTAGGGTTCGGGGATTGATGCCCCAGACCGGTATCTCCAGCAACCCGTCATCAGGATTAGAACGGACTCTGCCCTCCGCGATGACAATAAAGACATCTATCCCGTTCTCCTTGACTATCTGCGCTTGGTGCAGAAGGCGACCATCATTGATGCACTGAACGAGGTCGCCGATCTTCTTACGTTCAACCCCGATCGTGAGTGCGGTGTCGTTCTCGCCCTTACCCCAGAAAGCACAGTCGGTGAACAGGGGGCAAGGGACGGCAATAGAGCCGAGGGCTTTTATCATGTCCTGATCGTTGGGGAGATTAGAGCAGAATACAGGCATCAGATTACCTCCTGTTCAGCGATAATTCTAGCCAGCGACACCCGGATATCCTCCCCACTAATAGTAGAACCGACACAGTCCCAACTATCTGTCCAAGAAGTAGCAAACAGTTCCAACCTAGGGGACAACCCACACAGCTCTACCAGCTCTCGCATCTCCTCGGGTTTCTGTGAATGGTCACGAACCTTGGTCTGGATAAAGTTAGGTTTCTGGATACGGAAAGCCTTGACCCTGCCCCTGACACCAAGCAATAGTTGCTCCACTTGACCCCGGTACCAGAATCCCATACCAAGAGACATTATTTTACGCCAGTACAGCGACGTCTTATAGGTAAACCCCCAAGCGGACATCACAGATAAGGCTTCAGGGAGCAGTGGCGTAGTCGCCCATAGAAACAGAACACTATCACGATCCGCGACCAAAGCAACGGGAAGAGACAGGATGTCGGGGAGAGATAGTGTCTTATACTTCTGTGCAGAACCACTGCTCATCGAACCACCAGTCCTCTCATTGCGGTAAGTCCACGGGACATCAGCGTAGATCACCTTGTATTTCGGTCTCACTTCCACCGCTCCCTGACATACCTCGTTGCACCGACTGGGGACAGCCCTAGACGGCGACAATGATGGTACCTGAATAACCAACGACGGATACGACTAATCATTACAGCCCCCTTTGAAACAAAGCCTATATCCTACTACTACTACCATATCGCCTCTTTTAATAGCCGAAATTCTTCCGCTACCCACATTATCATCCCCGCTATTAGTACAGATACCATCACCCCTTACCTCCTAGCCAATTTGGGTTGATAAACTACACCACCCCATTCGGAGTTCCACGCTGTTACTTGGCTCCCATCCGTGAACACAATGGTTACTTCGCCACCATCAGATTCGACAGCTAAACCGCCTTTGCTTTCTACACCGAATCTATCTGCGGATGTGTATTTAACTTCAGCCACCGTCTTGCCCTTTACCTGCTCACTTAATCGGGTTGTCTCTTTATCTCTTGGCATTACCCCTTACTTCCTTTAGCCATCATCAGTGTGGGCATTACCCACATACTAGGGGCGTATACTACCCCTAGTTTCGGCTTGTATAGGCTTGTCAATCCCGTTCGCTTTTGACTAATTGGTCAACTGACAAGCTCTCCTCCTGACCTCTTATTTATCGTGTACCAGACTGAGCAGGAACTCAAAATTGCACATAGGACCACGCAATATCTGCCCTGCTATGTACGGATTCTGCCGACAGTCCTTGATATACGCGGAGAACTGCGGACCATCGCTAGTATCCTCTCGGTACATCACCAAGTTCACCTGAACCATATACCCCATATCAGAATACCCGGACAGTTCAAACTCATTGGTCTTGGTGAGGGAGCTACGACCACTTGAGGTCGGTACGGCCCGCCATATCGCTTTAGTCTTGTGGATAAAAACAGTGTTCATAGGGGAGTCGTAAGCTATACGGAGTACCTCTTTCCACTCGTTGTTCACAATAGAGTAATCCGACGGCTTAACCTCGGTGAGCCTCCCGAAATGGGAAAGGCGGCACAACTCATATAGTTCGGAAGCAGTGTCCCAGATAACGCTACCCGTCCTCAGCTCGTAGACCTTGCGGACACGTTGCCGGAACTCGGCCCAGAGAGACTGCCACATCTCTGCTTTCCCCTCCCGAGGGACGCGAACGTCATAGAGATACACCTGTTTCCCTTGATCTTGGAACTTACCGACTACGCCTTCTATACCGAGATCCACGTTGAGATAAATGATCGGTTCCGGTGCAGTTAGCGCGAAATGCGACTTCCCCGTCTTCTCTCTACCCTCCTCCGAGATAATAAGGCGGCGAGGGGTCTCCACGTAGTCATCGCTGAACCCCATCGCTCTGAGTTGCGCTAAGGTTACCTCGTCTTTTTGCTTCGTTGGGCCTGCTGTAGTTACCATTCGCTATCCTCCTTCTTTGTTAATTTCGCCGAAATCGGGGCTATACCACTCCCCCGTCAGTCCCTCTATATCGGACAAGAAATCCGTCACAGTGTCCCGTTTCTCATCGTCGGTGATGACGGCGTGGAGATACTTACCATGGTGAATATCGTAGAAATCTTTCACTTTCTGCCAGAACAAATCAGCTCTCATCGTACCTCCTCTCCAATCCGAGCAGGAGTACACCCCTGGGACAACAGGTAGTCTCTTGTATTCACAATCATCTCCCAAGTCTCGTCAATACTCTGCTGTGTCAACCTGATAATTCGCACCGTAGCACTAGCGGTTGGTGGTCTACTGGACAGATGACCAGACACATAACACACGAGATCGGTTTCTGCCAAGTAACAGTACGCCCTGACTTGCTGGAGGTGGGAGAGTGGTATCTCTCCGCTGAGAGTAAACCGCAACTTGGTCTCGCAGACCAACCACCCTAGATCGGGTAGCCACATAACCCCATCCAGTGAACCAAGTATACCATCCTTTTCCTGCTCCATGTCAGGGACATAGACACCCCCCTTGGATAGAGCATAATCTGTAAGGTAGCGGTCTACCACTGCCTCCCAGATACGCCCCATACTCATAATCCCTTTCGGTTCGCCTTCGTACTCATAATATTGGATGTCGCCCTTGGCTATCCTAGTAGCAGACTGGAGCAGGTTCGACACATGCCACTTAGAATAATCTCTCGGCGTCGGTGGTTTCCGCTTTACGCCAATAGCACAAAGGTCGGCGACTCGCTCCAAGTCAATAGTTTCAGTCAATATGGTGTCCACTTCTCCTCCTAATTATATCCAGAGCCAAGGGCTTATCAACTCCACGAACGCGCAACCCAAAATCCTCACAGAGCTTGACAATCTCTTCTATAGCTCCTGGAATGAGGTCGCCCAGCCCGTACATATACCT